TGTTAGTCATCGGTTCCAATCAAGTTAGCAATTTGATGAATAGTCAAAAGTTTAAGAGTTTCAATAGGCACCTTATGTCTTTCTGCCATCCTCATTCCACTATCAAATCCTTCTTTGTATGCTTCCTTACGGACTTCAGTAAGTTCCCCGTTAATTTCTCTAAATTTACGAGAATGTTCAATCAATCGTTCTACACTGATTTTACACTCTGGAGTATAAAGAGCACCAAATATTTCTTTTGAGTATTCTTCAATTAGTTGTTCGTCATTCATTCTTCATCACCTTCCCAGTCAATCTCAACGGTTTCAAATTGTTCTACATTAGTGTAAGGCATAGGATTTGCAGGTCCTCCCATCTCATAATGGATTGTATCAAACAATTCTCCAAGCACTAAACTCTCAAATCCTTCTTGGTCTGGATAATCCTCCCAGTCCTCAAACATTTCAGTTGTGGGAGCAACTGTGAGAGTTCGGGTGTAAGTTACTGTGACAGCTTTGAGTGGGATTTTAGTCATTTCAGTTCATCAAGTTTCTCATTCACAAAACCAGTCATATCAATTGTGCGAGGATCTACACCTTCATCAAGGCAATCAAGGTGAAACTCCATAACAGCACCCAGAATCAAACATGCTTTGCGTTTATCATCCAGTGGTTGAGCAATGTAATTGACAATGTGCTCGTAGAGTTGGTCGTAGGTCATCGGTTTGATGTGTATGAAGTCATTATAAGGCAAAAAGGGCACCTGTTGAGATGCCCTGTGCCAGTTCTTCAGGTGTCCTTGTATTTCTCTTCTACTTCTTTCACACGCTCTATGAAACTATCATCACCATGATCACCACTATACAGATAATCAATGTGACGCATAATCTCTGACATCTTACGCATTTTGGGCAGTTGTTCTTTCAGATACTCAATTACATCAGGATCATGGTTAGGATACCATTTCTCACCATAGTATCCACTATCATCTTTTACTTTACCGTTGTTGAGGATTTCTTCTTCCAACTCATCAGCAAACTGTGATACCTTGTAGTAATCGTAACCACAATCTCCAAAGTGGCCTCCGCTCATGGTTGCTCCTCCGTCGTCACAGGCGGTGCAGGGGGTGCCACAGGTGGCAGTGTGGTAGTTTGAGGTTCTGGGGTCAGCACAGACGCTTCTGGGGCGGTCTCAGGCAGCGTCACGGGTGCTGGTTTGGAAAGGTCTTCGAGTTTCTGATCCAGTTGGATCAGTTTCTGATCTAATTCAGTTGATGATTGTTGTGAGCTTGCTTCAGTAAGTTTCCATCCAGCAGCAGCAGCAGCAAAAATACTCGCAAGGGCAGCAACAGTTGAAATGGTCTTTGTGAAACTCATTCTTCCTCCAATTCTTCTTCTACAGGGAACATAGCATCATACTCTTCGTCAGTTAGAGTAAGATACTGGACATTAGCATCTCGGTGTTCTTCGGCATAAACCAATCGGTAATGATCAAAGTCATCAAGATCGGTGCTGCCATATTCTACAACACCATCAACCAAACACAAGTAGTTCATTTTAAGAAACTGTCTCAGGATTCCAATAATAGTAATATTCTTCTTCAGTCATAGCAAATACTTTTGCCATTTCTTCAAGATCTTCATCAGAGATGTCGAAGATTTCACCAGGCATGTCTTGGATCTCTTCAAGCATTTGAGGCGTTCCCTTGACTACCTTTATAGTATAGAGCAAAACACACCCTCCACAATAGAAGGTGTGCCAGTTTTTCAAGTGTCACTTGATCATGTTCTTTAGTTATTCAACATTACAATCAGAATGCCATTTTGCTTGAGATTTGCAGAACTTTTCTTTTGCAGAATAACCAATTTCAGAACTTGGTGAACTCTTAAGATTTTCCATTGCTTGTTGTTTATAATATGATTTGTAAAGATTGTCATCACGCTGGATTAAAAATACATTCCAACCAATAATAGATAAGAATCCAATCAATCCAGCGATAACATACTTACGATTCATTTGTTCATTTGGAGAGTAGGGACGGGCATTCCACCTTCTGTGGGAACATAGATGGTCACGTTACCATTCTTACTGCCATCTTCCAAACCAGTGATATACAGATACTGAAGATACTCACGGTTATCTTTCAGCGAATCACCGATGATTTGGTTTGCTTTAGCAACACCAGTAGCACGGATAATTTCAGCATCAGCAAGTTGTTGTGCTGAATCTTTCTTTGCCTGAGCTTCAAGAACTGCTACCTGGCGAGTATATTCTGCCTTCTGCAGTTCTGCTTTACCAGCAAGAGATTGTTGCCACACATTATAGAGTGGTCCACCAAAGAATAACAGAGCAACAACAACTACAACTCCACCACCAAGAGCAATAGCAACAGGAGTGTTGGGATCATTATAACGAGTCATAATTCAAATCTTAACGTAATTCAGATGTTCTTGTTTTGTGAAAAGTTTATTATAAAGGGAACTTACAGATCCATATTGATTTGTAAGGGTATTTTCATTTCTTTTATCAAGACTATTCAGTGCAGATAGAAGAATTTGTAGTTCATTCTCATTTAAAGAAATGAGAGTATGAACATTAACGGTAGTGTCAGTCATCAACTTTTTTCCTTCGGTTTTGTGGAAATTGGTTCTTCCCAATTGGGACTATTTGCATTGAGCACATAATTGATGAATATTCCACCAATCATAGATCCAGTGAAAGCAAAAAGGAAAGTAATCAAGATTCTTCTCCAAATTTCAAAAAGTTTTTAGCAGATTCAACACCAACATCAAAGTTTAATTTAAAAGTTTGCCAGTCTTCATCTTTTTCATCTGGTTCTTTTTGAAAGTATTGAACATATATTTCATATGCTGGGTGCTTTTTGTCTATCATACATCATATCCTTCTGATTTTAGAATTGCTCGTCGGGCATCGTATGCTTGAAATTCAGAAGCAAACTCAGCAATCTTTTGGAAAGGATTGCGCCTATACAATCCCCAACGTGATGTGCCAATCATACCACGAATAACATACGGATTGTCAACACCAAGAGGATAGGGTTTCATTTGATTTCACCTTCAGCGATAAGATTCAAAATTTCACGGCATGTTACTTGCAGTACATAAGGATCATTAAGTTTATGATCTTCATAAAGATCAAACATGTCAGTATTGCAGTAAGTATCAATAATCAGTTTACATGCATCGTAGAGAGCAGCAACGTGATGTGCCCGAGAAGGAAATGAAACAGTCATTGGTTTTCTTGACTACCCCTATATTATAAACTCACTGAGACCCATCCAGGAGCGCCTGTGTGCCACTTTTAAAAGCGTCTACTTTACTCTATATGATCAGTCATTAATATACCATCAAGATGCTCTATTTCATGTTGAACGATCCTTGCACTTAATCCACTATAAGTCTCAAAATGAGGTTTTCCTTTTGTATCTCTATACTTTACTACAACCTCTTTGTGTCTTTTAAGATCAATGTATGTTTCTGGAATTGATAAACAACCTTCATTTCCATATTCAAATTCTTCAGAAATTTTAACAATTTCTGGATTTATCATTACAATTGGAACATCTTCGTGAAGAATAATGATTATACGTTTTAAAATTCCTACTTGATTTCCTGCAAGACCTATTCCTCCAGAGGAAAGCATTACTTCAACCATTGATGAACAAATTGTTCTTATACTATCATCAACCTTTGAAATTCTTTTAGATTTTTGCCTTAGGACTCTCTGATTGCCCGTTAGTATTTCCATATGTCTGATGCAAATTTTTAAGAGCCTCCAAAACTTCTGGAGTCTCTTCCCATTCATATGTATCCCCAGATTTAGTTACATAAGTTCTTGTTGTCATAATTCAATCCACCTATCGTTTTTAAGAGTCCAGTTTACAACTTCTGAAATGCGTTCTTTAACTGATTTTTTAGGAACCCACCCCATAACTTTCATTTTATCACCATCAAGTGCATAACGCAAATCATGACCAGGACGTGAAGAATGAAAATCTACAAATTGATACTTAAGTTCTTTATCTTGAACTTCAGCAATAATACGCGCAAGTTCAAGATTATTAAGTTCCTCAGATCCAACAATATTAAACTTGGGGCACTTTGCACCTCCCCAAACATTTTGTGTAATTTCAGTTTTGTTTATTAGAAACATAATAGCAGACGCAACATCCTCTGCATGAATATAATGCCTTGATCCAGGTACTGTTTTTGTAGAGTCGCTATGAATAGTGACAACTTCACCATCACGCACCTTACGAATACACATTGGAATATATTTTTCAGGATGTTGTCTCTGCCCAAATACATTCATTGTATGGGTAATATAGACGGGTAGATTATATGTGTTGTGATACGCTACTGCTAATTCTTCTCCACCTGCTTTTGTTGCACTATAAGGATTTGTTGAATTGTACCTATCATTTTCTTCAAACTTAATACCATCTGGTGCTGGTCCAAATACTTCATCAGTACTGAAATATACAAATCTCTCAAGATTGTCTTGAGTTCTTGCATATTCAAGAATATTGCAGGTTCCCACAACATTATCAAGAACAAACTCCATAGGATAAAGAATGCTGCGATCAACATGAGATCCTGCGGCAAGATGAAGAATGTAATTAACTTCTCCAATATTTGCTTTTACCAGTGGATTGATTTCTGCTTTCAGATCATGAAAGACAATCTTTACCCGTTTACGTGTTTCTTCATCATGATTCGTCATAAGCAAATCATGAAGCCTGTTTAGATTTCCACTATAATCCAAACGATCAAGACTAACAACTTCCCAATCAGTAAGTTTTAGAATCTGACCAATAAGATGATGGGCAATAAAACCAGCACCGCCAGTTACCAATACACGTTTACTCATAGTTTTCCTCCAACTTTCCCCTCATAAGTTTTGGATTCAGAGAAACCTTCCTGCCGCCCTTTAAGGTAAAAACGGGTTGCTGAAATACATTGCTCTTTAGTGAGAGATGTGATAAGTCCCTTCCCATCAGTGTCAACCGAGTACCAAAGTCCATACTTTTTTTGTTCAATATAAAAGCAATTGTCAATCAGTTCTCCTTTTTGTTTTAAATCTTCGGATCCCAATTGCTCCAGTTCCTTTGAGTTTTCTTGCGTAGTTGTCTCGGTAGTCATCGTATGGAAAATATGCGTTGTGTTGTAGTTTTTTCTTTCCGTCCTTTATAAACCATTCTAAGGCATATGGGAAAGTTTCATGAAAAGGTTTTACTTCAAGATTTTGATCACTGACCCTTTTGTTAATCATTTTTGCCTTCCGTGAATTGAACACTCGACGTCAATCCATTTTTTATCATCGGGCATTTCTTCATTATCAAGAATAGGGCAGATACATCCTGCTTCTCTTGCCTCAATAGATCCAGGAATAAGACCATTCCATGCTTTAGCGGGTTCATTAGTAGTGACTTTCATCATACCCTGATCCCACATATCTTTGTTGGAGATGTCCTCTTCCCAGTAATCATAACCACGCTTTACTTTTTCAGTGATGGGTTCCTGATCAGGAGTGGTCATATAATATTCTGCTTCACGCAGATTATACTCATGACACTTTTGCTTTTCTTCGTCAGATGCCGCTTTGTCGCACATTGCATCCATTTCAGCGTCAGTATATTTCAGTGCTTCTATATCACTATGTCCTAATGAAGGCATGGTATCATTTGCCCTTTTTTCATTTTCAAGAGATACCAGTTTATGATAAACTGCCCAATATCTTTCTTCCCAATGTGGATTATTTTTTTCAATCCATTCATTATCCAACTTTTTACGATCTTCAATGATGTCAGGAAGTTGTTCTGACATAATCAGTTCATATTCTTCAGCAACTTCACGCATGGTTTTCTCATCATTCATTTCATTGAATGCGAGATTACAGGCACCCTGCATAATGTTCTTTTCACTGAAACCAACAGACATCAAGAACTTTCTGAACAGTCCAAAATACTGATGATAATTCATCTCAATGTTAGGTGTCTGAATGACAATACTCTCATCATCAAGAAGTTCTGGAAATGAATTTTTGCTATAGTAAGGAGGAACACCCTTACTAAAGTATTCAAATTTGATGTAACCTTCAGTTGCCATTGCGAAGTTCATCCAAAGTTATGTTAGTATCATAGCACCAGTTCCAGTGCCGCGCAAGCAGGTCAAGACAGAATCCAAACCGCCACAGGGTCATAAGAAAACTAAAGATTCTACCATTCCCTGACGTAATTTGTACATATGGCCAACCACCATATTCATTATAATCAAAGGACACTTGAAGGAGAGAGTACTCTCCAAGTGTCAGAAATGAAAAATAAATCTCATGTCCAAAATCATATCTTTTATTAAATTGAAATAGTTTCATCGTCCTGTCACATCTTCATAATCTTTTAGCACACCATTTCTAAAATGTAGATTTAAACGTGGCCAATCTTCCCATTTACCCTTCCAATTTTCGGGATATACCTCAACATATTTGGTAATATGATGTGGTACATATTTACCATGCTCACCTGTTGGAATCCATTCAAAGTTTAAAAACTTTCTATCATGATTATAACGAGGATCATTTTCCCTAATGATCTCAAAAGTATTTGTGCCAGTATAATTTGGATACCACAATTGGCCACTGGGATCTAACCAGTAGTGAGTCATTGTTCCTCCAATACAATCTTCAATATCTTTGGTTTGACACACTACATTTGTAAACTGTTCTCCAAGATTGTATGAAGATCTAAAATAGTCGAACATTCCCATCAGTCTTCGCCCTCCAATCCCAAGTAATCATCTAATGATAATTCTACATCATCAGTGAGATCTTGCAAACGTTTCATGAAGTCTTCATCAATTGGAATTAATTTTTCTTTACCAGTTTCAACATCATATGCTAACTGCATCAGATATTCAAGAAACTCTTTAGGGTAACATTCATCCTCTCCAAGAGATACCCAGAACCACTCATAACATTCTTCGAATGGATCATCAGTATGTATCAAAGAATAATCGGAATAATTATCCGTCATCAGATCGCACCAAATACGGAAAGATCCTCGAATATTTTGCCATCCAGTCATCCAACAATGACCAATCCAATATTCCCACCAGTTTAACTTGGTAGATAATTTTTTATCTGTAGACAAAACTGCTTTAGAGTGAATCATGATTTAGGTACTTTTTATTTCTTCCTTTATGTATATTTTGGACGGTTCATCATTCCAATGTCTTACTGCGTTAGCAACAATAGCAACATTAGTAATAAGATAAGTGAAGAATATAAAAGTTCGTACAATAGCAATTATATCTGCTTCTCTATCACATTTAGACCCCTTTTCCCCAAGTGCCTTTGCCCAAATTCTCCATATTGTTTTATTTTTTTTCTTTTTCATCTCTTTGCTTCGGTTTAGAACACTCCAAACAAACTGTAGAATATCCAGATTTGAATGATTTTACTGTTTGAAAATTATCAGAGTCTAAAGGTTTTTCTTCCTTGCAAAACTGACAAGTATATTTACTTGGGACAGATAATAATATCTTTTGCCCCATTATTTTTAATGTAAGATTCCCAAAAAATTGCATCATCTAATTTCAGAAACGTTGCTACTTGTTTAGAAAAACCTTTTTTCTTAGGTTGAAGGTAACGGACTTCAAAGATCATTTTTCACTATCCTTAAGAACTTGAATTTTAGAATAATCAGAAGGGTACACTATAACAAGTGGAGGTTGTCTTCCCTGTGCAGGAGTAAGAGAAATTACAACATATGAGGAGCAAATAAATTTAATTGTCCCATATAATCCTTTATAGGAAACTTCTGATTTTTCAGCAAACATTTTTAAAGTAAGGAATAAACAACCATTCTTCAGGTTCTTCAGAATCAATTACAAACTCTTCAAAAAGAGAGTGTGCATCGTCAAAAAGTTCTTCTTCAACAAGAACTTCTAAACGATGACAATAATTTTCTTCAATCAGATAGATTGTATAATCTTTATCTGTACTAAGATGCATAAAGAAGAGTCTCCAGAGGATTTTGATTGAGAGGCATTGCAGTATATGCCCTCGTGTTTTCAATGTTTACTTTGCTACCAACCTTTGATGAATTAATTGGTGCGTAGTATTCTTTTTTCTTTGGACTATAAAATCCCCAGATTGTTTTTGTCAGTTTCCCATTATTATAATCAAATTTTCTATGACACATTAACCAGATTGAAATCAATCTTGTATTGTATTGCTCATAGATGTATGAGTATCCTTCTGGAGGATTGTGGGGAAAATCAATCATCAGAAACTGCACGAATACGATCAGGACTGCAACCTTGACCCAAAAAACTTTCCAATTTTTGTACAGTTTCAGATTTAGTTAGTTTACAAGCGTCATGCTCAATAAGTTCCCAACCAGTTGTTCCCAACTCTTCAATGCGATACAGTTTTTCCATAGTTATCAAGTTGTAAATGCATCAACAATACCACATTCCTCATCATTATTCGCAAGTTCAAACCGTTGAGCAGTTGCAACCTTAGGGGCAATTAGATGCTTATATTTTTCCGCATCAATCTCCCCAAACTCGGAAGATGCTTGAGAAAGGATGTCAAAACACTCATCGTCATCATGGGCAACTACAGAAATAGTCCCACCATACTCAGATGCAGGAAAAGGAACCCAGTAGTCAATAAGATAAAGAAATTTCATTGTAGTAAGTGATACCTCCGTAATTGGTAGTTATGTAGTTAGTATAGTATGTTCAGGACTTTTTGTAAAGAGAAAGTTGCCTCTCGATCTCATATTTAATGGGAATGAGATGAGAAACAAAATACTTTTCCCATTCATTGCCTGCCATCAAACTGACAATATTATCCACTTGCATATTCGCAAGGATCAGTTTTGTTTGATCATTCATACGGCAAGGGCAGCAGAGGGAATTTCAACGATTTCGGGGAGTTTGGCATCGTCAAACTGATTCATATTGTAGCAAACCCATTCGCCATTACGGAACACATAAGCATACTCTTCACTGTTATCAGGAAGAAGATACTCACACAGGTCAGCATCAAGACGGGGAGGGCAATTATCACCACGCTGAGAGTAGTATTCGGGACCATACTCTTCATTAAGTTTAGTATCCCAACGAGAAGTAGTCCAAGGAGAACTCATATCTCCACCATCAATCAGTTCAGCAACTTTCTCTTTGGTGTTGTAATGGGTACGAAGAATGCGACCCATCCATTCAGGATAACCATCCCAGTGAGAATATGCAGACAGAATGGAACCATCAGAAAGTTCAATACCGATGCGGGAGCGGGTTGCCATGAAGCGTTTTGTTGATTACCTTTATATTATAAGGGGTCCCCTAGAGAACCAGGAGACCCAGTGGACAGTTTTTAGAGTGTCTGCTAAGCATTCATTACTTTTTCATACAAGGAATCTAAAATATCTGTATCATGCTCAATAAACAAACCTTTTTCATCAATATCAATCATAATTTGCTGAAGAAGAACAATTTCTTCGTAAGACAAGTTAGTAATCATGAGATTTGCTTTCATTTTTTTCCAATAAAATCTTTACATCATACCATAAATTGCCAATGCGACTAGAAGAGCAATTATGGGAAGTGCAATATACCAGTATTGAACAATTAGACCTATTCCAAAAAGAATCAAAAGAATCCAAACAAAAGGTCCAAGATCAAAAGAACTCCCACCAGAAGATCCAGATCCCCTAACTTCTCTCAAGTTTATAATTTGTTCAGCACCATATATGCGTTGCAGTTGTTGCTTTGCTCCACCAATAGTTGCAGCATCAACTTCACATTCTTGGTATCCAGCTTGGGATCCCAACCAACATTTTGCAACCCAACGTGCCATGACTGTTTTGAAACTTTTTAATATTATACACAAAAAAAAGAAGGTTGTCACCCTAATGTGACAGTTCTAAAACTGTCACTGTCCTTTTTCTTTAAGACTTCTAACAAAATATTCAGTAAATTGCTCCATTTTATCTGGAGACACTGATTGTGGAAGTTCATTAATTGCTTGCCTCAGTGCATTCATTTCCGACCATTCTGAATCAGAAAGTCTATTCAGTTTTCTTTCAGAGTAAGTCATAGTGATGCTCCTGTATATGTGAGCGTATCCTAACAGTATTTACCACGAAAACTAGATTGCTTAATATTGTTTTTAGACTGTTGTAACATTTCTTTACTTATCAAAGAATGATCCAAATGATCCACTATCGCCAAACTTCCTATTCTCCAATTTATCAAGAAGAGAATCAGTAGTCTGTAAGGATTCAATACGACTGATAAGATCAGCAATGACGCTACAGACCATAGGGCGTTCTTGTCTTGCAGCATACGCAAGTGCATTGCGAAGACTTGCTTCTGCTTCTTTTAACGATTCTTCAACTTGCGATCCCAGAGCCATCTAATTCATCCTCAATTAACATACAATTTACGCATGATTGTAATTCTAACATATCTTCTTTAGAAAGTCCATCAATAGTTGTTGTATGAAAGTTATTATATGAAATTGTTATGCTATAAAATTCACCATCAAAACTTCCGCACGTTTGTATTTTGGTCTTTTTCATTAGATATCCAGTCTTCTGGGTTTGCTTCTATATTATTAGATTTTACATATTCTTCAGTATAATCTCCATCATACGGATAAGAAAGACTATCATTTGGCAAGTTCAACTTTGAAATTAAAATATCTATTCTCGAATCTAAAGAATTTTCAAGCCTATAAAGTTCATTGCACAATGAAATATTTTCATCTTCTAATTTTAGAACTCTAAGTTTAAGATCGCAAATTTGATCATAAAGGGAAGACATTTCAAGTTCATACTCATGATCATATCTAACATAATCATTCAGTAGTGAATTAAACCATCGCTTGATTTTTTTCATTATGTACGCTTTTATAATATTTTTGATATGCAAAGAACCTAGTTAAAGATACTGGAATTTCTAGGCTTTCACAACACCTAATGTAAGAAATAAATTCAAACCATGGTGAGGTTGGATCAGTATCAGACATTTATTTTCTCATGTCTTTTTCAAGTTCTCTTAACATTTTAGCATGTTCAATCTTTCTAATCAAGTTAGTAATTGGATTTCTTGGATGAAATTTAACTAACCAATAAAATCTATTAATATTTAAAATCAATATCTTTCTTTGCAAATCAATATATTCCGCAACATTAGGGTCTACAATTATCATGTAGCATATAACTGCGAATACAGTTAAGAGAATATAATAGTACATAAATTATTTTTCATCTCTCTTTTCTATAAGATGATTTATAATATAATTTTTAATATCTTCTAATTCACTTTCGCATTCCATTTCCTTTGCAAGGAAGCGAATATCTGTATGTTTTTTATGAAGATCCTCAATCATTAGATCAAGAGCCTGAATTTCTTTTTGATTCATTATTAGAATCCTTTATCGTTATTGGACAAGATGGAACTACCTTTTTCAACTCATTGATAATTTCATACTTTTGTTGCAGAGAGAGTCCATTAAATTGACTAAACAATTTATGTCCAATTTCTTTAAATTGAGTGCATGATATAATGGTTGCTAAAAACAATGATCCCATGTCTTCATGGCTTTGTTTGGTCTTATTTATATCTCAAATGATTATTTCTTTCTATCTTCTACTGTAATATACTTTAAATATTTTTCTTTATCGCAGTTATCAAACCAATAATCCTGAACATCTTCCCAATGTTCAAATTTCATGGATTTTTTATTAAAAAAATGAACCTTATAATAGTGTCTAATGTAAGGTTCTGCGGAAGTGCAATTAAATCTTTGCGTCATTGATTAAACCTTTTAATTCAACACTACTATTAACCTTATCCAGATGAGTTTCTATTTTTTCATTTAAAATATCCTCAATGTCAATATAGACACTCTTTGCGGATAATCCAGCGTCAAAGTAACTTTCAATTGCCTCAGCAAGATACCTCCTGCGAGTCCACTCTGCCGAATATGGTTTGTAGTGAGCCATGATGTGATGTTTATGTTGTTTGAGTATAGGGTATCTATTCCTGTTTGTCAAGAGATTCCAAATAGTCAACCCACCACTGAGGATCTTTATTCATTTTCCAGTTTGGAACTTCCAATCCTTTTTCGAAATAATATTTCCAGAGAGTTTCATCTATAATCTGAGCGACTTCCATACTCTTCATCCTCTTCATCAAGATCCTCATATGGGTTTTCCAAGTATGGTCCATGTGGTCGTTTGGAATCTTTTCTGACATAATCGATTTCTGTTAGACTAGAAGACAACCATACCGATACTTTCATAATAACATAAATTATGGCCAGAGGTAAGAAGCATAATGATAGTATTAAAGCGTGTTTCATTCTCCAATTTCCCAGCACTTTTCAAGTTTATATCTCGACTCATTAGTTTTCATCTCTTCCCAATAAGTTAAAAGATGTTGCCCTAATTCTTTTTCTTCGTCAGTAAAATCAAGATCATACTTATTTTTAATTGAGACAAGTTTACAAAGATCATCAACAACCGATGTAGGAAGATCAAGAAACTCTTCGTATGTCATCAGTCTCTTTGCCTCCAATCATCAGGTTTATCTCTTCCGTCACTGAAAAAATCTACAATATCATCAACACTATTAAATCCCCTTAGACCAAATCTTTCATTACCAAGACCACCAATGTCAAGTTGATTTAAAAAGTCATCCATATCACCATCTTGCATATCTGGATTTTCAGATTTACGTCTCGCTTGACGTAGCATAGTTCCAGCTGATCTATTTGCTTTAGCAAGTTTCTCTGCCCAAATCATATCCTCTAACCCTACGGATTCATGTAGGACGATCTTTCTACAGATTTCCTCCAATCGCAGGCGATATTGAGTTGATAGCATAATGACCCAAATATTTTCTATATTTAGGTCATTATAGCACTTATATTCTATTTTTCAATCTTCCAATGCTCATTTCCAGACTTTTGAATCCAGAAGCAGTATTGTCTGTTTAGAGAGACCAAAAAGAGTTTATCATTCGTTTCCTGTTCAACTTCACATGAATGAAAGTTATTCATGATGTTAACAAAACGATTCTTTGCTTTTGAACTCAACGGAGTAACATTTACAAATTTGCGTTTCATTTTTGTCACGGTTTTTGTTGGACTGGATTTAGTGTAGGATGCCATTGATACTATTTAACAAATACTGTGCCAGTTTGGGGAGTGGTTCGGTGCTTTTTAATAAAATTGCGGGCGGAACTGACGGTGCGGCACAGTTGCAACTGCTCCCCATTGAAAATCACGATTAATTGGTTTCCATAAGGAACCGCCGCATATCCATCATCTGTGATAAAACCTTCGATGAACTTAGACTGTTTTGCCATAATTTATCTGCATTTATAGGGGAAAATGGACGATAATCAACGCTTGATCACGGAAACTGCCGCCTCACCGCGCTCAAAAATGGTATCCACCACTGCCTGAACCTTCTTAGCGGTGCTGATCCCGACCTTGTTGAAAACGGGGACGCACACCAGACCAAAGGATTTGGAATACTGATCCAGGTTGCCAGGTTGGATTGAACCATCACGAAGACCCTTTGCGTCATCATGATGCAACCTGATCACACGCCCAATAGTCTGACTGATGCCAATGTAATCCATAGAGCGCATGAAGACCACCGCCTCAAGACCAGACACGTTGATACCTTCACTGAGGATACTGTGGTGAAGAACAACAAACTTCTTGTCGTTATCCTTACCCCAAGCACTTAGAGTGTCAAAGAAGACTTCACGGTTGACCTTTTGACCATCAATCACACCACCAGTCTTAGCACTGATATACATGTAGGAATACCCACGATCAGCAAGTTGCTGACAGAAATCAGACTCAGAGACAAGACTGACAATTTGCTTGACTGCCTTAGCACAGATCAGGATCTTACCAACACCATGCTCATCAATGGTTTCCAGCAGATTCTCAGAATCAACCTCAGCAACTTGCATACCCTTAGGAACAAGGGGAAGTTGCTTGACTGCAACCTTAGGAGGAACAATGAAACCACCCTGCACAAGTTCAGGAGCAGGAACTTTACAGATCACTTGACCATAGACAGCAGCATCATTCATGCCAGGTTTGAAAACAGTGGCAGAATGCTTAGGAGTAGCAGTGAAGAAATAGCAGCGGTCAGCAGCAGAAGAGAAATGCTCGGTGGCAGGGAAGAAATGACGTTGAACAGAGTTATGTGCCTCATCAAAGTAAATGGTATCAACATGAATGTCTGCTGCCTGCAGACGGTTCAGAGAATGATAGGTCGTAAAGATCAGTTTGTGAGCAGAAGAATTGCTCTCAACCCACTGACGGATCACATAAGGGCGAGTAGAAGACTCGTGATGAGTCTCGCCACTGTGAACGTGGAAAACATGAGCATTGGTAACATGCTCAAGAAACTCACTAGACAGTTGCTCAGCGAGCAGAATGCGCGGAGCAACAACTACAATAGTTTTAGGAGTCTCGGACTCAAGCAGGCGTAGCGTATCAACAATCATCTTGAGAGTCTTGCCACCGCCAGTGGGCACGATGATCTGACCCTTACGGTGCTGCAGCATAGCAGCGGTGCCACGTTCTTGATGGGGGCGGAGGAGAGGAATCACAGCGGTCATCAATTCAATAAAGTTATTATACGGCAAAAAGACCCCCCATAGAGGGTCTATGTGACACTAGAAGAACTGGTCCAGTGTCACCTCAGCAGGTGTTCCGTCAAAGCGGTAATGATAAGTTAGAGCATCTGCTTTTACATAGTGAGGATGAGTTATTGAAACTCCCAGACGCTCACATAGTTCTTTATGATTATCTTCTTGAAATTCTATCACATAAAGCATGTTATCCAAAACATGCTGTTCATCATGATATTGACATAAAAGTTCTTTGAGTCTGATAGAAAAATTGCCAGATCCAGCACAAAGATCCAAAAATTTAGCATTAGGATCTTTTAGTTTATCCAATGGAATCTGATCAAGCATATCATTGACAAGATCTGGAGGAGTAAAAACCTCTCCAGTATTGTCAATTCTATCTTTTGTTCTTTCAATATCAGACCCAATGTTTTTTACCTTAGTTTGCTTTGTTGACATAGTAAGGATTGGGGATGACATTTAACATAGAGCAAACAGTTCGGAAACCACCACTCAACTGACATGCCTCGCGGTAGGTGTTTGCCTCCTCAGAGTTGAGAAACTCCATAATAGCATGACCCTCCTCCTCACTGTCAACTAGTATGTACATACTATTATCTGTCACACCATACTTACCATCATCATAGTAGGGGTAAAAGTTACCACCTTCCTTAAAGATGACTTTCTTTTGCTGATAGTATGGTTGAGGTTTCTTATCATAAACAAACTCAGGTTCTCCGTTAGGAGTAGTTTTGTTTACATTTACATAGCAACCTTCAAAGTAAACAGTAGGATCAAACTTATTGGGATTTTTCTTATCTTTGAAACGTGGAGCGCGTCCAACAGCAGCATTCAGACGGGGAATAGATGCATCAGTATTCAGATACTTTTGAAGTAGATCTAGACTGTGATTTGGTACAAAAGGATAATCACGGAAGTCTACATCAACCCACTCTTCAGATGCTTGAAAGCGGACTTTAGTAGGACCAGTGCGCTCCTCTTTGCAGTATGAATACCAATCATAAGAAGTGTTAGCATTGAAAACTTTAACACCTTCCTTAGAAGAATGAATAGAAAGTTTTTCTACCTGAACATCACGCATCAGATAGTGACGCTTATTGGTAGGTTTCCGTAGACCAGGAGGATGCACCATGATACCATAACCACCCTCTTTCAGCAGATTGTAACCAAGTTCCGCAAAATCTCCATAAGCAGACTTACCTGTTTTGTGGGAATTGATTGAATACGGAGGATTTGAAATTACGCCATCAAATTGGATTTTACCCATCAGACCCTCCAGGTCAGAGACCACGTTGATTGCACTATCCACACATTCTACCCTAAACAGGTGAGTTTGGCAAGACTCCCAGACCCAGATATTCTGGGCAGGGACGCCACACTTCTCAATCAGATAGGCAACTTGCGACCCAGAAGGATCACAAATCACAAGAATTTTGTGGTGAGGTTGAACATAATCTCCGATCATTTCAGAGAACATGTCATAAGGAATGCTGCGATGTTCTTTTGATGAGACTGAAAGTGTATCCAGAGTATCTGCGAAGGAATTCTTCATAGCAAGGGCAATATCTGTCGATACCTGAGAGATACGATGCATTAGACGATTGTAGTTCAGAAGACCGTCATCAAGGCAACGTTCAATAATATTCTGATTATCACCAGTAGAACTGATGTAATAATCAGACTTCAGAACGTTATCAACAGAATTTACATTTTTACCATTACGCATTTCATAAAGAATTGTCAGAGGAATTGCTTCCAAAATAGACTTAATGGATTCTTTTTTGCGACTGAGTTCTTTATTATGAGCAGCAGGAGATTTACCTTCTACTTTTGTATTTGTCTTACCATTTGCACCATTATCATTCACTTCAGCACTTTTTGCGAGGTCTGAAGTAGAAGATTTGAGATCCAAGTTCATCTCAAATTCATTCAGTTTCTCCATATCAATATGATACACCGCACTTGCGATCAAAGAACGTGTATCAGCAATATCACATGCAGTGATCTGATTGATTTGATCTTGAGTCATATGAACAAACTTATCTGCCCACTCTGAAATTGCAACAAATTCAATTGACTGATAGTTCAAAAGTTCTGGATTACTATCGCAAGCAATAGAATAAGATAAACGAATAGATTCTAGACACTTTTGGGGGGAAAATTCAATCACATTGTAATCATGATCACCCGACCCACCACGCGATGCACCTTGAATCCAAAACTCAGTAGATTTGCCATCAGAGCAATTAATAACCGTATCAATATCTTTGACAGTTACCCCAAGAACATTTGCCCAACGAGTAATAATCATAGTCTTAGTATTCTCAGCAACATGCTTGCGAATCATGTCCGCATCAACACCAGACTCACCGATTGCAACAAGAGGAGAATAGTCCTTAATATAGTCTGCAATCAGTACACATGCTTCTGCACTAGGCATCAGCAAATATGCATGTTGAGTATCATTTAGAAGGCGATCTTTTGGATTACGAATGTGACGCTGAGTAGAAAGATAGTTATGCACAAAGTCAATTACCAGACTCTCATGTTCAAACTTACCATCTTTAATAGAAAAGATGTTGTTCATTGCATCAGGCAAGTCACCAAAGATTTTACGATACTCTTGAGACTCATACTTTGCGAGGATTACATGCATTTTGCCACGATGAAAAACACCGCGCTGAACGTCAAGTTGCTCATCAAAGTATGTGTAAATGAAAGTGTTCTCTTGAGAGAAATCAGATGCTAGTTTGAAAGCAGTTCCAGACACATACATGCAAGGAACGTTCTTTAACTTAGAACGAATCTCTTTCCACTGCTTAGCACCATATCCGATATGGCATTCATCATAACAAAGAAAATCTACTTGATGAATGTCTTGGATTTTATTCACAAGACCCTGAATTGTAGACCAAAGAATAACTTGAATACCTTCAACTTGCGACCAGTATTCTAATTGTTCTTTCCAATTTTTATCAGCAAGACAGATATATCTAAAGTGATCAAAGTCTATAAAGTTCTCAGAATCTTCTTTCCAAGATTGTTCTGGAGACTTGCTACGAGAAACAATCAAAGAAATCTTAAACTTGCGATCTAGAATGTGGGAAAGAACCATCACTGATTTACCTGCGCGACACTTTGCCCACAAAAGAAACTCACAATATTCCTTATTTGCTTTCTTAATAAACTCCACTTGATAAGGACGAGGAGTAAACTTTACTTTCTCATCAAGAATTTTCCCATCAAGAGAAAACTGCTTACAGCACATATCTACAATAATTTCTTCAGTGTATGAGTGATCTCCACGAAAAGCAAAAATTTCTTTATGCTTTTTTGAATATGGAAGAGTCTTCAAAAAAGCATGGATATCGTGATCACGACCATCAAAGTCTTTAAAGAAAGCAATAACTCTATAATCCCCATTACCATCAGGTGAAATTGCTTCAAGCATTGCCCTTGCTTTGGAGTGATCCCCCATAGAAAGACGACCATTCACAAGATCTTGTTCAGTCTCACCGCATCCGATAATCAGATGAGGCATTTCAAAGTTGGGAGTGATAAAGTAAATGTTTTTCATTAGTCTTAAAGAATGGTCATCAACCTTGACAAGGCAGATTATAAGGGAAATCTTAGGGGTGTGTCAAGCGGTTTGGAAAAGAATACACAAAGTCATTTAAACCAAGATATTCGATATACAAAAGTTCTTCCATTTGTCTTGCTTCAATTTCCCATGGTTGATTTTCATACTCAGTTTCAGTATAATCTATACCTCTCCAAAGACGTTTACCATGTTTGTCTTTAAGATTGCCCATAACATGCTGATAGACATGCCATAGTTCATGAAACAAAGTTTTGAGATAGTGATCTGAATTCATACGATTATGAATCTCAATTTCAAACTCTCTAGGACGGTAATTGCAATCCATAACCGTACACCATCCATAAACTCCTTCACGCATCAATCCGCGATGATTGATTTCTATCTCAAGTTTATGTCTTGGTAGATACTTTGCAATAAACCACTCTGTAGCGTTAATACAACGTTTCTTGCTATAGTTGCGTCCAGAGATATACAATGTAAGCATTAGACCAGACCATCAAGAATAATATAAGTTAAACGGACTCCCCAATTCATTAGTAGCATAAGAGATCCTACAAAAATCAAACGTTCTAAGTTTGAAAATTTCATGAGAAAGATGAAACTCCACATACAATAACCCCACCCAGAGATATCTGAGCGGGGTGTGTGACACTTTCTAAACTGTCATTGATATATTTTTATTTCACGAAATTCTGAATTATATGAATTATTAATTTCTTTTTTAATCTTTGATCTTTCATCGTTTAATTTATAGACCGAACGTGCAAGTTCAATGAACCTAGCACAAAAATTTTGAGAAGATTCAAATCTTCTTACTTCATTCTCAACCTCCCAAAGATTTTTGTTTACATTCTTTAGTTTATAAATTAAACTTATCTCATAAACATTATTTGCTATTGCAATGTTTATGAGTTCATTTAATTCTTTTTCTACATATTCACTTGAGGTTTTTTGAAACTTTATTTGAAGTATGCTTATTTTGTCTAGAAGTTCGCCAACCGAAATTGGAATAGTTATTTTCATAATGGAGCATCAAGATTAATATTAGTTTTAATGAACTCAATTAATTTTTCATTCTTAGAAACTATTCCCAATCCAAATGTATGAGTAAAATTGACTTTTGGTAAGTCTAATTCCTCAAAGAATCTTTTTACCCCATATTCATTACCGTTAATATTTTCAACCATAGTATCATGAAATAGAATAATACCATCATCGTCTAAGAATTTACTCCATGTCTCATAATCATTCTTTACTGATTCATATGCATGATCCCCGTCTATATGGAGCAGATTAATCTTTTTATCCCAAGTCTTAGCAACATCATCAAAAGTACCTTTAATGAAGGTTACAGAGTCATCTAGACCAGTCTCACGCGCTTTCTGAGTGACAAATTCAAACAGTTGGTTAGAATCTCTTGCGCCCGCATATTGATCACCTTCGAAGGTATCAACTCCATATACTTTTTGTCCAACCTTAGGTGTTCCAAATACAAATGTAGAATATCCATGATCAACACCAAGATCGACCACAACCTCAGGTTTAATTGTAGATACCAACCACTTTGCAAAATTCTTGTGTCCTTTCCAGCAACTATGAATATCCTCATAGTTTTTTCTGCTCAACTCTTTGATTGCCTCACTTCTTGCTGAAGATTCTCTTAATTCTGGAATAAAAGCAGTTGAGAATACAGTAAGATCCAGATTTCCAATTTCTTTACTGAAACCAAAAAGATTTTGGAAAGATTCGATTGCAAACGGTTCCCCAAGCATCAAAGACTCACTCATTGAATGAATAAGATAATTTGCAGATCTTTGAATATCTCCATTCTGGAAAAATATTTTACTACATTCAACAAACACTTTTACTCTAAAACTATTAAAATATGCTTGAGTGCAAGTTAAGAATTGCTGTCCATAATCTAAAGCTAGTTCATAATTTTTTACAGTTAGATGATGATTGAAAACAAACCAAATGTAATACCAATTTGTAGGATTAGTCTTAAGTTCTCTCTCACAAATTGAAAGGTAAAAAAGTTCTTTATCTACACTTTTATTAATTAACTTTGTAATTTTCGTAGTGACATCTACTACATTTTCTTTTGGAAAGTTTTCCGTTGCTACAAAAATTGGAGTTTCATGAACAGCATTAACCCACTTATAATTTTCTTTTCTATGAAAACGAATGTGAACTTCATTTGATGGATAAATTTGTCCGTCTTTATCATCAAATCTAAGATGCTTAAATGCGCTGAATTGATCTTCAATCTGATCTAAACCATCTGCAAAGTAATCGTCAATATCTTCATTGAAATCTAAACTCAAGCACCAATCATTTGTTGCATATGAAAGTGCCTGATTTCTTGCTACTGAAAAATCAAACTCATCTCTAGATTGTGGATGCTCATAAACAGTAATTCCAGCATCCCTCAGCAACTGAACTGTATTGTCAATACTACCAGTATCAACTACAACAACCTCATCAAATTTTTCCGCATTCTTTAGAAACTTTTCAATATTCTTTTCTTCATTTTTTGCGATAGAATATAAACTTACTTTCATAGGTACTTCTCCCAATCAATACAAGGTGATAGAAATTCTGAGTGACAATGTGTGGAATATCCAGGTATAGATGATGCCAAATATTTTCCTTTTTGACTTAATTCAAGAAATTTAATATGATCATTGGATGGTTCAACATCCGTTGAGTATTTAACATGGATATCTAAGTCATCTTTTAAATTACCAAAGGTAGTAGCGAAGGTATTTGTAGTTGAAGGAACAGGTCTCCAATGAGAATTTTCTGTGATTAAAACTCTGGACATTAGACTTGAATACATTCCACTGTATTTGTCCCCATGATCATACAATGTAATGTATTTCACCGTGTCCTTTTCATTCACTTTAATATCAAATCCTTCAATTAAAACTTGAGTCCAATTATCTCTATGAACATAATCATCTTCTAGAAAGTAAATGATTGTATTATCATCAAAGTTTTGACTATCAACATATTCTAAGGTTTTTAGGAAACTTTTTGCTTCTCCACCTTCGTTAATTTTTACTAAACCTTCTTCATCTTTTAAAAATGTATCTTCAATTTTTCCATAATGTTCATCATATATGATGGTATAATTGATCAGTTCTGGATCAAGAGTTCTTTTAAAATTTTCAAATACTTTTTCTTTATCCCACCAAGATGGTCTAGATCTTGATGGTTGCTCTTGCAACTTAGAGTAAAAGCAATGACGTAAAAATACTTCAACCTTTTTCATTTTGCCATGTTCCCAAAAAATTCTTTTGCTGTTTGAATAGTTTTTTCTTCTTTAGATACTTTCATCACATACTTGTCTTTGAAACTTTCTTTTTCAAAGACTATCATTGAGTTGTAAAAAGATAATCCTGATAGGTTTTCTATTACTGGATTAAATGGTTCTTCCATGTATTCAATATTCATGTTATGAACAAAGTTACTAAAAACAGAAATTGAATTTGTATTAGATCTCAATCCTCCTTGAAATATATTAAAATAAGCGGTGTGAGTATCTTCTACAATATAACATCCACCATTATTCAGAGTTGGATACAAAAAGAAAAAAGAATTTAGAACATCGGATTGAATGTGACTTCCATCATCAATGATAATATCAAAAGGACCATGCTCTTCGCATATTCTTTTTAGAAAAATCTCATCTGATTGGTCTCCAATCTCTACAGTAATTTGATCCTCAGCAAATTTAAATTCTTCATGAATATCAATTCCTAAAATTTCAGAGTCGGGTCCAAAATACTGTTTCCACATTTGCAGGGAACCACCACCTTGAACGCCAATTTCAAGTAATTTTATAGGTTTATTTCTATACTTAGATAAGTGCCTCTCATATAAGTCGAAATAATGTAACCATTTATGAATTGGTCTATCATTATTTTGCTTAAAGATTTCAATTAATGATTTCATAGATTAATATTAAATTTGTCAAAGAGATCTGTATTTTCTTTTCCTATAACTTCTTCTGGTGGAAGATTAGTTCTACCAAGTTTGGAGCGGATTTTATGAAGATTTTCTAATCCCCAAGCAGCATCTTTTTCTTCTGCACATGTATTTAGAATGTTATTAAAGTCGTGGTCAAAGGATTCTATCTGCAAAAAATTATAAATCTTTTCTAATTCTTTCTGTGGATCGTTAGTTAGGTTATTATAATCAACCAAATGAATATTGCTACGAAAGTTACTCAGTCCAAATACTGTACTTTCATATGGGTCAGAAATATAATTTCTCCATAGACATTCAACTCTATTGTCTAGTGTAATTTCTTTTCCAATTGATCTTAGATAATTGTCAACAAAATTATCTTGTTGATTATTTTTTTTAATTAATGTAATGTATGAAGCAATTACTTCACTAATTCTTCTGTTTGTGCAGATAATTTTTGGATCTTTTCCTAAGAATTTTTTAACTGAATTTACATTTCTAGGCCATGCTCTATGTTTATCAATCACATATTCTTTAGGTATATGGGAATAAAAATTATTAAGTATAGATGAATATGTATTATGAGTAATATTTATTTTATCATAAGTATATTGAATATCTAATCTAGAAAAGTTTTCATCAACTAAACAAAGTAAGTCTGATAATGGACTTGTTGGAGTTACATGAATATCTGGGTGCTGATTTAAAATCGACCCAAGAAGTGTAGATCCTGATCTTGGAAGACCAGATAGAAATAACAAAGAATTTTTCATAATTTATGGGTATAATACTGTTCCGTCATATTTGTTTGCTAGAGTCCATTGTGACATTGGACCAACTGATATCTTTCTCCAATCAGTATTTGTTGTCACTTGTGTTGGGAATGAAACTCTTTGAATTAAAGTATTGCCAATACCAACTTGACCGTTACTATTTAATCCCCATGCCCATAATGTGCCATCTGATTTCAAAGCAACGGTATGATATTGTCCACATGAAACATCTTTCCAATTACCTGATCCATAATTATTATTAAAATCAGCTCCATATAATTGGAATGGTGATGTATAAATTGAGTTATTTGTTACGCCAACGCCTAACTGACCATCACTGTTTATTCCCCATACCCATAAAGAACCATTATCTTTAATTGCAGCACTGTGAGATCTTCCCGCTGATGCTGTTCTCCAAACAAATCCTGGTTCAACTTCAGTTGGAATAGTTACAAAAAGGATTGATGGATTTTTTCCACATTGAGCTCCATCATTTACTCCCCATGCATATAATTTTCCATCATTTTTAATTGCTAATGCGTGTCCGTAACCACAATCAACTGACTTCCAATCATTTCCACCAGCAAATGTGGTTACTGGAGTTGATCTAATAAGATCTGGTCCAGGAAATGTATATGTTCCTATTCCAAGTCTTGCTCCATAATTATTTCCCCAAACCCACAAACTTCCGTCAGTTTTAACAGCTGCTGCAAAATGTCTTCCACAAGAAACTTGCTTCCAGTTATTTCCCCCAGCAAATGTTGTAACTGGAGTTGAACGTGTAACAGTGATTCCTATTCCTAATTGTCCAAACTGATTTTGTCCCCAAGTCCATAGGGAACCATCAGTTTTAATTGCAGCAACAAATGTTTCTGCTCCAGTAGAAAGACTTCTCCAAGTTTTATCTCCACTAATTACAGTTGGAGTTGTTGCTTGAACAGGAACCCCATTTGTCCCTAATTGTCCATAACTATTGTTTCCCCAAACGAACATTTGTCCGTCAGCCGCTATTCCATATCCACTAAAACGACCATTGCATATATCATTCCAATATTGTGCTCCAGATAACATAATAACTGGACTACTTCTGGTTATTAAATCATTAGTTCCCAATTGCGCGTTTACATTGAGTCCCCAGTTCCAAGCAGTTCCCTGCTGAAACAATCTTGCTGATACAAAGACATCATCAAATGCTACTTCTTGTCCGTTTTGTGTGAAATTAAATTTACCTGACATTTTAGAGCTCTATCCAGTTATTTTCTTTCAAGTAAATGACTGGAGTATTCATTAAAGAACTCCAGATTTTAAACCAATCTAATGTATTAGTATTTATTTCCTGATTCTCTATAGGTAAAATTTTTAAGTATTGTTTTTCTTCTTTGTTTTCAACTGAAACTAAAAACTTACATCTATCAGGTCTCATTTCAATAGGTAACACTTCTTGAGCCCAAGCACAAAAGTAATTCATGCAAACATTTGGTCTTGCTTTATGGACACTGCATCCAGACCCGCATAAAAACTTGCAGGATTTTCCATTGCCAAAATCATAACCATAAGCATTACCAATTAACCAAGTGCAACATGCTGTGCAATCTCCACATTCTCTCATAGCATGTATTCTTTCTCTGAAAAATAATAAGTATCTAGATCATTTTCTATACAATAATTATCTTTCCACTTGTTCAATGATTTTGCCTTATGGTTTTTATTTGAACCTATCCAAAATTCACGATCAAGACGATAACCACTTTCCAAATACTTATTATCTAGTGTATTAATATAAGATGCATTTGCCCACCAAAAGTTTCCTGGATAAAATCCTACGCCTTCATTTGAAGTTCTAGATCCATCAGACCATACAGTATCTCCCAATGGTTCCCATGTTTGTCCAGCACAATCATATCCTTCTTCTAGTGCTGTGACACATTCTTTCCAACGGTCAATGACAAAATATTCCATCATAAGTCTCCACGAATCGTGATGGAGAGTTTGTTTACTTCCTCCCTTTAAATGAAAATAAAGAACTTTATAATCTCCATTTTCCTTACAAAAATCTCTTAAAGAGCACAGAGTATCTGTCTCTTCTTTTTGATTCTCATTATAAACAACTCTCGCATTATCTGGAATATTGAATAATTCATTTGAACCATTAACTCCAATATGAATTAGGTCTGCTGCTTTAACAAGACCAGATGCACATAAACGATGGATTTGTTGTTGGTAAATAAATGCACTTATTCCATTCTGAAATACGTGATAGAAGATTGCAATTTTCATAGTGAATATGAATCTCCATCCATTCCTTTAAGAACATCTAGACCCAAAGTTGGAATGTTTAAAATTTTATTCCTATCTAAGAAATGATAAAGAGAATGTTCTATATCAATTCCTGCAGTATATTGAATTGCTCTTTCCATATAACCAAAACTTTTTTCTAAAGCATCAACAACATCACCAAAAAGGAACCGATCAAATGACCATAATCCAGTTACAACCATTCCTTTTGCTGCGTAAAGATCTAAGTATATATTTTCAGTATCTTCAAATCTCTTACTATCATAAGAATAAAGTTTGGCGACATAATAATTTTGAAGGAAACTGGTCTTATAATCTTCAATGTTGAAATAATTATTCAGAGTGTAACGTCCGCTGATTTTAAAGACACGAGTTACATCTGAGAAAATATTATGAGTCTTCATGTATTCAAACACGTTTAAGAGTGCTCTACACTCAAGCATTGACTTGCCATAAACAAAGCGGTCTGGTTGCTTGTTTAGATTATCATAAAGAAGTTGGATTCCTGGCTCTCCATAAAATTCTAAAAATAGATCAGACTCTTCAATAAATCTTTCTCTATACTTTTCACTAATCTTTATTGGAGATACTTCATAAACACAAATGTAAGCATCTGGAACTTTTTCTTTTACTGATCTGATTGTTTCTAAAGTTTGTTCAAAACGTTGCTCAGCAGTAAAATAACTAAAATCATTTGATTTAAAATGCTCAACGGCAGAACCAACTAAAAATAAAAATTTATAGTCCATAGAATGATGAAAGATAATTTGGTGATGTTGAATGATCATTTAGAAAATCTTCAACTCTGTTTGACCAGAGTTCTGGGATTTCTTCTTTAAACTTACTAATTCTAAAATAATGCCATGCTCCTGGATACCAAGTCCCAGTTCCATACATTCCGTATCCTGATAGTTTATAACCTTCTCCCTCATCCCATCCGTAAGGATACATGAGTTGATAGTTCATTCCTATTTGATTTGCTCTCAAAGTTAGTATTTGTGCGGTATCAATTTGATTTTCATTCTGAATAAACCAAGAAAGACTTGGCGATCCTAGTGATTGCCACGCAGTTTTATTCACAAATAAACATGAAGCCGCAGCATAAATGTGATTTCTCATATTAGTGTGAGAAATATTTTGAGCATGACCAACAAAAGATTTATTGATTTTTGCCCAGTTATATGCTTTTTCTAAGACTTCCTTTTTATATGGAAGGCAATCAATATCTAAAAAACAGGCAGTATCTTTTTCTTCTTCTAAAATAGAAGTCATGAAGTTGCCATGTGCAGTATAAACTGCATTGTAATCATCATAAAACTTTTCTTTGTGATAGACTACTTCTAAGTCAAGTTTATCACAACATTTTTTATGATCTTCTAAGATTTGATTTGGAATATTTTCTGTACAAAATGTATGAAATCTCAAGTTAACCCTCTATTCATTAAAAATTCACTCAACTTATTTATTGGACCTTTCCAATCTCTAGGTTTTACTTGCTTAAATATATGAACATTGTCTCCATACCAAGCAGACTTTCCTGATTCATGTATCCAAACATAATATTCCATAATAGGAACAAATACACAAACTTCTTTTCCTAAAGATGCTGCAACATGAGCAGTAAAACTACATGATGTGATTATAAGATCTAGGTTATTGATGATTGAGAAAGTATCCGCATATTCTCTATCGGGAATAGATAAAGATTGTTTTATTTCTGGATATTTGTCTGCGTCTTTATTGTCAGCATGTGTTTGTAATGAATAGAGTGAAATGTTTTTGTTCTTAAGAACACTCATATAATCATCAAGACTTACGCTTCTAAACTGATTCTGTTCATATCCAGAACTTGATGCCCAAAATAATCCTACTTTAAAACCTTCGTCTTTATGCATCCATTTCCACTTCTCATCAATTTCTGCAATTGGTTTCAGATAAGGATGCTTTCCAAGTTCTTCAACATTCAAGTCTAGATGATAAGGCAGTGCTAGACCATAAACCCAACAAGAATCTTTAGGAAATTGTGGTTTATCCCAACAACAGACTGCATCATATCCATTGTAATTGAATAATTCTACAAGTTCCCTTCGGGTAGAATTCCAAATTGGTTTCATTCCCAATTCTTTAAGATGTTTCATGAAGCGAATATGAATCACTTCATCACCAGCTCCGCATTGGTTATCAATAATAATAGTTCTTCCTGGAGTAACAGTTCCGTCCCACTTTTCATATTCGGGTAGTTTTTGATTCTTATATGCTTCAATTTCACCAGCTCTTAAAAAATGCTTTAATGCAGTTTTTATATCATTCTTTCTAAAGTAATGTCCAGATAGATTGTGATATGCTTTTCTTTCAATCTCTTCTGGCAGTTTCTTTTGAAGAAGATTGAATAATAGTTTTTCAGATTTATCTTTCTGTCCTAATGCCGAGTATGCAAAAGTTTCTTCCAATAATAATTCTGAATCCTGTGGATTTATTTTCTTACAAAACTCTATTTGAGTAAGTGCTTTTTCTGGATAATTTGACTGATTATACGCATTAATTAAATTTTTTGAAAGGATATATCTTTCTTGTTTTGTCTTTGCTTGTTGAAGTGCCTTTTCCCCATATTCAATTGCTTTGGGAAAGTTTTTGACTTCAAAAAATATCTTTGCAACATCATCATATTGTTGGACTGTTTGCGCTCTTTTCCCAAAGGCATCCAACAATTGATAAGTTAGTTCTTTTTCACTAAACGAATGTAATGTTTTTGCTACCAACTCAAGTGGATTCATAGATATAAATCAGTTTTATCTATTTATTTAATCCTCGTAGGATCTGATTGCAAAAACAGTTGCATTGTCATTAAAACTCACAGATTTCCAATTATTTCCACCTATGAATGTTGTGACTGGCGTTAATCTTAAAGTTGTATTATTAATTCCAAGTTGTCCAAAATTATTAAATCCCCAAATCCATAACGTCCCATCTGTTTTAATCGCTGCAGTGCTATTCCCTCCGCAAGAAATCTGTTTCCAATTGTTTCCTCCAGCAAATGTTGTGACTGGAGTTAATGCGTTAGATACAGTATTAGTACCAAGTTGACCACTACCATTCAATCCCCAACCCCATAAAGTTCCATCAGTTTTAATTGCTGTGGTATGGTAATACCCACAGCTAACCTGTCTCCAATTATTTCCCCCACCAAATGTTGTTATTGGAGTTGAACGGTTGGGTTGAGGGGAAGGTTGTCCAAGTTGTCCAATAGCATTACTACCCCATAACCATAAAGTTCCATCAGTTTTAACCGCTGCAGTATGAAGAGATCCGCAAGAAACTTGTTTCCAATCATTACCTCCAGCAAATGTAGTTACTGGTGTAGATCTATTTGCTGCAGTATTATTTGCTAATTGTCCATTAGTATTTTGACCCCATAACCATAAAGATCCATCAGTTTTTACTGCTGCAGTATGATTAAATCCACAACTCACTTGTTTCCAATTATTACCCCCCGCAAATGTAGTAACTGGTGTAGAAACAACAATATTGGAATTTATTCCAAGTTTTCCATAAGAGTTGTTTCCCCATGACCATAGAGATCCATCCGTTTTAATTGCTGCATTATGAAAAGGACCGCAACTTATTTGTTTCCAATTTGTTCCTCCAGAAAATGTAGTGATTGGAGTTCTAGAATTGCCTATATTATTTGTTCCAAGACTAAGATAAAGAGAATTATTTCCACCCCAAATCCATAAAGTACCATCATTTTTTATTGCAGTTGTATGGTGTCTTCCGCAAGCAACTTGTTTCCAGTTGGCACCACCTGCAAATGTTGTGATTGGAGTAGATTTGGATTCTATATCATTTGTCCCTAATTGCCCATCAACACCAAATCCCCATCCCCATAACTCTGGGGTAATATATCGATTCGCAATGTTTAAATAAACACTATTAAAGTATTCTTTCTCTAGGAGTTTAGATCCTACATCAACTCCATCTGATCCTATGAAATTAGTTGTTGAGATCATTTCTTAATCCTCGTAGGATCCGATTACTACTGGAGGTCTAATGACAACTTCATAAACCTCATCTATTGTTTGACATGCATCAATCTCTTGGTTTTTTGCAAGTTCCCAATCAAATGCTTCTTGTACTTTTAGATCAATTTGCTGTAAAATATATTCAATATCAGTTTTTGTAATCTCCACCCAAGTCTGATTATCAAATTTAAAATTGTAAGGACCAACACCACTCATTGCTTTTGATGCTAATGAGAGACGATTATCTCTGCTGGTTGATATCTTTACTTCCGTTCCGTTTATAGTTAGATTAATCTCAGTATTTTCTTTCTCTTTTCTGACTGGAGCAATTTCTACTTTTCTTTCCGCTTTTACTTGATCAATAGACTTATCTCTTGTACCATAAAGAAATACCACTTCATTTTGGAAAATTCCTACTGATGGTCCCGTATGCTCATGATATTTGGCATTATAAAACGGAGAGTACTCATTTTTTGCTGGAACAATTCTTACAGTGTCCGTAATATTAAAAGGAACTCTTGCCTCGTCAATTGAAGATACACGCTGATCCAATTCTAGATCATCTTCTAAAACAGAATTAATCATTCTGTAATTAAATGGAATTGGTCCTAACAAGACCATTGAACCGTCTACTAGAGCGTACATATACTTTTTTTAATTATTTAGTATTCTGGTCCTGATGTTACTACCATAGTATGTCCTTGTCCAGTAGATACTTGTTTCCAATTATTTCCGCCAGCAAATGTTGTAACTGGAGTTGAACGGTTTACAGTATTACCATTTCCCAATTGTCCAGTATTATTTTGACCCCATAACCATAATGTTCCGTCAGTTTTGATTGCTGCAGAAAAATTAGTTCCACAACTTACTTGTTTCCAGTTATTTCCTCCAGAAAATGTTGTTACAGGGGTTAAAATACCTCCAGGATTATTGTCATTAATGCCCAGCATTCCACTAAAATTACTTCCCCAAGCCCATAAAGTTCCATCTGTTTTTATTGCTGCCATATGCAAAATGCCACATGAAACTTGTTTCCAGTTGGTATTTCCAGCAAAAGTTGTTACTGGCGTAGATCTATTATTAAATTGATTATTTCCAAGTATTCCAGCAGTTCCATTTCCCCATGCCCATAAAGTGCCGTCTGTTTTAATTGCTGCTGTAAATTCAGATCCACATGCAACTTGTTTCCAATTAGTTCCTGCAGCTGATGTTTCTACTGGAGAAAATCTATCCGTTGTATCATTGACTCCTAGTTGAGCATAAGAATTACGTCCCCACCCCCATAAAGTTCCATCAGTTTTAACTGCTGCAGTATGATTAAATCCTCCACTAATTTGTTTCCAATTATTACCTCCAGTAAATGTTGTAACTGGAGTTGAACGATCTACAGAATTGTTAGTTCCCAACTGACCAAATTGATTTCTCCCCCAAGTCCATAGGGTCCCATCAGTTTTGATTGCTGTAGTAAAAAGTCTTCCACAAGAAACTTGTTTCCAGTTAGTTCCTCCAGCAAATGTTGTGACTGGCGTGGATCTATTGGCAGTTCCTGCACCTGTTCCTAAATTATTTCCCAATTGTCCATAAGAATTTAATCCCCAAGTCCATAAAGTTCCATCAGTTTTGATTGCTGCACTGTGACTTTCTCCACAAGAAATCTGTTTCCAATTATTTCCACCAGGAAGCGTTGTGATTGGTGTTGATCTGCTGGATGAAATTAAATTTTGCCCAAGCTGTCCAGAAGTATTGTCTCCCCAAACCCAAAGTTGATCACCAATCCATTGGTCTACTAACCAGGATTCGGTAATGTAAGTTTGGTTTTCTAAGTCTCCTTCTGGAGTTCTAAAGTTGTTTATTGGCATTTTAGTAATCTGGTCCTGATGTTACTGCCATAGCAAATTCATATCCACATGCAACTTGTCTCCAATTATTTCCTCCAGCAAATGTAGTGACTGGAGTGGGTCTATATGAAGTTGGATTGATAGTGCCTAATTGTGAATAATAATCTCCACCCCAAGACCACAAAGTTCCATCGGTTTTTATTGCAGACTTAAAAGAATATCCACATGCAACTTGCTTCCAATTATTTCCTCCAGCAAATGTTGTGACTGGAGTAGATCTACCTATTATTGTATTGTCACCTATAGATCCAGCTCGATTTACAGTATTATCTCCCCAAGTCCATAGGGTTCCATTAGTTTTAATTGCTGCAGTTTGGTCTCTACTTACAGCAACTTGTTTCCAATCATTAGTATTTCCAAATACTTGTACTGGTATAGATCTATAAAGATTGTCATTTGTTCCCAATTCTCCTGAAATATTTGTTCCCCAAGTCCATAAAGTTCCATCAGTTTTGATTGCTGCTACATGATATGCTCCAGTATTTCCAGCAACTTGTTTCCAATTAGTTCCTCCAGCAAATGTAGTTATTGGAGTAAGTCTTTGAGTTACTGTATTGTCTCCAAGTTGCCCAAAATCTCCAGAACCCCAAGTCCATAAAGTTCCATCAGTTTTGATTGCTGCTGTATGATCTGAAGAACATACAACTTGTTTCCAATTATTTCCTCCAGCAAATGTTGTTACTGGAGTAGAACGAGCTGAATTTGGAGCCGCTGGAAATAAATTAATTCCCAGTTGTCCAACACTATTACTTCCCCACATCCATAATGTTCCGTCAGTTTTGATTGCTGCAGTATGATAATTGCCACAAGAAACTTGTTTCCAGTTGGTTCCTCCAGCAAATGTTGTTACTGGAGTAGAACGTGCTGCATTTGGGTTTACTCCACTTAAGTTAATTCCAAGTTGCCCATTACTATTATCTCCCCACAACCATAAAGTTCCATCAGTTTTAATTGCAGCAGAATGCCCCAATCCACCATCAACTTGTTTCCAATTAGTTCCTCCAGCGAGAGTAGTAACTGGAGTTGATTTTGTTACGACAATATTATTAATTCCAAGTTGTCCATATAAATTATATCCCCAAGTCCAAAGTTGATCACCAATCCATTGGTCTACTAACCAGGATTCGGTAATGTAAGTTTGGTTTTCTAAGTCTCCTTCTGGAGTTCTAAAGTTGTTCGTGGGCATCTAGACGCGCCTCCAGATCATCAATTCTCTTCTGCTGATCTTTAATCGCCTCTATCAGAACACCAATCAGCATATCATAGCAAACTGATTTCATTCCTTCTGGGTCTGTCTTAACTGCTTCTGGTAGAACCTTTTCTACATCTTGTGCAATTACACCAACCGAAGGATCTCCACCATCTTTCCAATTAAATCTTACACCTTTAACTTCATTTAAGATCACAAATGGATCATCAATTCTTTCAATATTCGCTTTGAGTCTTTCATCGGAGGTTGAAGTAAATGTATTTGCATACATTATACCTGAAGTATCAAGTCTTGCTGTAATAGGTTGCTCAGTTCCTAATGTTCCAATACCAGTTCTGAATAAAAGTTCTCCTGGATAAGTTGATGACGCTCCACCAACAAAATCAATTTGACCACCTCTTTGTGAAGAGGAAGTCATTCCTCCAGCAAAGATTGATAATCTTCCTCCATTACTTCCCGAAAAAATTGTCGTTGGTATATCAGTATTATTAGAAGTTACTAAAAGATGCCCAACACCACCAGAATTACTTACTCCTCCAATAAAATTAACTCTTGCAACGTTCGCTAAAGTAATTCCCAATCCAACATTAACATATCCACCAAAGTAAGCGTTACTATTTCCAAAATCTACTTGTGTAGAACCATTAATAATGGTGGTATTAAATCCTACATTTCCATTAAAGTAAGAATTCCCTTGAACATGAAACTTTTCAACTGGATTTGTGGTTCCTATACCCAGATTGCCAGAAACATAAGCACCACCACCAACTTGAAGATATTGATTTGCAGTTCCAGTTCCCTGTGTAGTTCCAATACCAACAAATACTGTTGTAGCATTTGTTAAGTTTCTGGTTTGAAGATAAATTGGTCTGGACTGTCCTGTTTTTGCAACATTAATATAACCAGCATCAATATTATCATCATATCCCATCCACATAGTTCTTCCAGTATTTCCAGAAGAAAGCGCAAATGCGTGTGCTCCAGATTCACCAGCAGTAGAAGGATTTGTTCCTGATTGTGTTACAAAAAGTCTAGATGTTGGATTTGTGGTTCCTATACCAAGATTATTACTTACATAAGCACCACCAGTAACTTGAAGTGTTTGTGATGCGGTTCCAGTTGAAGTTCCAGAACCAATCAAAATTGGTCCATTTGTAAATGTTGAAATTCCTGCAGATCTTAATAGAGTAACATCTACAGTTCCGTTTACTGCAGTTGAAACTCCAGATGTAGTTGAATATGTTGTTTGTGTAGCAAATCCAGCAGTTACTGCGTAAGTTGCTGATGTTGCTGATGTTGCTGATGTAGAAAGACCTGCAACAGTCGCATAACTGGATGTTGTAGAGAATCCAGTTGATGCTGCATAAGAAACACTACCAACTAATGTTGTTGCTGTTAAAATACCAGTAACAATTGCACCACCAGCAGTTGTTTGAAATTTCTTTACATTATCATGATAAAGTTCTACTGAACCATTTCCATTAAAAATTGCTGAGTTTTCTCCGCTAGGTGTTATAATATTAACGCTAGTATTACTGATTAAATATAAATTTGCAGCAGCATTTGTAATATAACTATTATTATTTGCTCCGTTATGGAAAATTTGAAGATCATTTCCATCACCAAAGTATAAAGTATCATTATCACCAAAATAAGCGTGATTTTGGAAGGTTGAAACGCCAACTACCCTTAAATTTTGTGCAGTGGCAATACCAGTGACATTTACATTAACTGATGTGATTATTCCAGTAGCATTTAAATTCCGTAATGTATTAGTATTTGAAGAAACAATAGATTGTGCTGTTAAAATACCAGTAACATTAACATTACCAACAACTTCAACTTTTGCATTTGGAATAGTAGTTCCAATACCAATATTTTGTCCCTCTTGACTTTTAATATTGATATGTTTACTGGTATCTAATACCTCAATAAGATTTGCTATTTGCGATAACTCTCTATTATTAGTCATTCTGCTGAGGGTTTCTTATAGATTTATTTATTAGATGGTAAATTAACTTAAACGTGCAGTGACAAATGAGGTTACTTGATCTGTCAACTTATTTGTTGTTGCTCCTAAAGATAAAGCATTTGCATCTGGATTGATTGCGATAGGTGGATCATTTACATCACCAAGATAGAAATTTAAATCTTCATGAGCATATATTTCTGCAGTTGCAACATCAGTACTATTCAAATATAGAGCAAATGTAGAATTAGATTTAATTTCAGATGGAAGTGCATCGTAAAATGTTCTTGCGCGTTCAAATCTATCTGTTGCTCCTCTAGTGACAACCAAAAAAGGACAAAATGCCGAAGAAGCACTTCTAAAGGGAGATGCTGCTTGATAAAAAATCAAACAATTTTGTCTTCCTGTTGTTGAATTTGGATAATCTGTAGTATATGTTGTTCCTCCAATTGGTATTGGTGGAATTGCAAAAGCGTTTGCATATACAATTTGAGATTTAATATTAGATCCACCTACATCAGTGTTAGTATCCCGAATAATTGTTTCAATATCATATCCATCAGTATCTAAAGAAATGCATCCTTTAATAGCAGATCTCAAAGCATTTCTCTGTGCAGTTGTAGTATATGCACTATTAATATAAGTTGTATTTGTGCATAATAGTGAAACTAAATGTGCTCCAGCACTATGCCCAGCAGCAACAATTTTGTTTGGATTTCCTCCAAAACGATTAACATTTTCAAAAGTCCACCTCAAAGCAGTAACCACATCATTTATATGATTTGGATGACGTACTCTATTTGTCGCCCAAGTTCCAATATTTGTAGATGGTATTGGGCTTAATCTATAATTTACCGTTACAAAAATATAACCCAAAGAATTGAAAAATCTCGCTTTAGAATATGTTGATGATCCTTTATCACCAACTGTCCATGCTCCACCATGAACCCAGAAAATGACAGGTCTATTTCCATAAATTCCTTCATTTAGATGATATACATCTAGATTTAATAAATTTTGAGTAACTCCAGAAATAGTATTATGAGATATATTTAATATCGGAGAATTATCCTCAGATAAAAACAATCCTTGAATTGACATTAGGTAACTCCCGCACCAGTAAGAGCAAAACTATTCGTCCCAACGCATAAAATAGTTGCCAGAGCATATGAATTTAATCCTCTTGGTCCTGTATCGCCAATAGCAGCTCTTCTTAAGGTTACGCCAGCAGATGGAGTTAGCATTTGAACAGAAGCACTATTGTTGTATATGGTTACAATATCTCCTGTTGCAAATATGCCCTGAGGAATTGTGACTCCTCCAGTGCTAATTGCAACATGTTTTCCAACATCTGATTTTACAAGAACATAAGCAGATGCACGAGCATTCTGAGGTAATGTTCTAAGATCTCCCTTAGAATCTGCAAGAGTTGCTGCAGTCACAATTCCTGAGAATTGTGCATCTCCACTGTTATAAATGACAGTTTGTGGAGATGCAACAGTTGGACCAACTTCAATCTTTCCAGTATTGAATTGATTTGACTGATAATCAACATACCATCTGTTTGTTCCACTTGTTCTTAGGTAGATACCTCCAGAAACTCCAGTGTTGTTTGAAACAATCTGACCATTTGATGGATCAATTAATGTGCCAGCAGTTGATCCCAGTCCAAGACCAACTTCTCCAACTCTAACCACATCATAAAAAGTTGAAATTCCTATAATACTTAGGGATCCGCCAACAGATAATCTTGCTGCTGGAGTTGTTGTTCCTACTCCAACAAATCCATTATTAGTTGTTCTTATAATAGTCCCTGCTGCTCCAACATTTAAAGTTGTCGCAGTTGCAATTCCTGCGGAAAGATTTGTTGTAGATGTGTGAGTTGCAGTTAAAGAAGTAGTAGTTGAGAAAGAACTTGTAAAATCAGTGCTAGTGAAACTAGTAATGATACCAGAAGACGCTGTTAATGAAGTAACTATTCCAGTCGCAATATTTAATGTTGTAATAGTTCCTACACCAGAAACTGATAAGTTAGTAAATTCACCTCTTCCACTTACAGTAAGTTCTGATGTTGCATTTGTAGTACCAATTCCAACCTTAGAAGTTGTATTAATTCCTGTTGCTGTTGGATTCCAATATAAAGGTTCTGATAGTAGCGCATTAACTATAACTTGACCGTATGAGGTGCTGATAGAAACATTAGTACCTGCTACGAGTGTTGTTACGATACCAGTGATACTTGATCCTTCACCTCTAAATGAAGTTGCTGTCAAAGCGCCACTAACATAAGCATTTCCACTTACTGTAAGTGTAGCTACTGGAATATTTGTACCGACACTTACAGATGATGTAGTATGAATGCCAGTTGATGTTGGATACCACTTAGATGGATATGCCCATGAAAGATTTCCATCTCCATCCGATGTTAAAGCATCATATTGAGATCCATTATTAGTTGGTAAACGTAAAGTATAGTTATCAGATCCATCTGGAGCAAGTAGAGAAATTACATGTGGATCTTCACCAGCATAGTATGAGTAAAAATTAATCTTGGTACTTTCATTTGATTGATTCAAATGCAAATTAATACTAGTGGTATTAATTCCAATATAAGTATATCCAAGTCCTACGCTAATTCTTCCCGAAGTTGTAACTCCAATAACTTTAAGACCACCATCTACATGCAACTTTTCTTCAGCTGCATTTGTACCTATGCCGACATAAAAAGAATTGTTTCCATACAACCAAGCAGTGTTTCCAGCACCAATCACAAGTTGATGTGATCCTTCTAAAATAGGAGGAGTTTTAAGAACAGAATCTGGATTAACGTCAAATACATCACCATCTGCTCCAGTTGGTCCGATCATAACATTATATGATCCAGTTAATCCAGGATTAGATGGATTATATCCTACTCCATTTCCAATGAATATATTATTATTAGAGTCTGCATATGAGTTACCAGCATATGCTCCTACAAAAACATTATCACTGGAACCTAGATTTGTAAAACTTGATCCAGTCTCTTCTCCTATGAATACGTTTCTTCTTGCAGTACTGTCTAAAGAAAATCCAGATCTCTTACCAAAAATTATATTTCCCTTATTGCCTCTATATCCTAATGTTAAACCAGTATTAATATTTTCTCCACCTATTGTAATATAACCACGATAATCATAATCACTATCAGCCGCAGTGGTGAATGTCACCATTCCTGTATTGTTTATACCTCCATTAACATAAAGAGCAGTGCCACCATATCCAATTGTGCCAACTTCTAATTTAAATCTTGGATTGGTTGTTCCTATACCAACATCAGATAATCTATAGATTCCAGATTCAACTTCAGTCCAAATTGCATTTACATCTACGGTAACTCTATTTGAGGTATATGCAACTCCTAGATAATTTCCAAAATTTATTGATGTTATTCCAGTTCCAACAACAGTGCCATTATCTTCTACTGTTAGTGGCACTGTATTTTGTACCAAAATTACAGAAGAACTAAAACCAACCCACTGAACTCCATTCCAGATAAAAGAAGAACCATCTGGGGTAGTATAAACTTCATCTAGTGCTGGAGAATTTGGAAAATTTAGTGCCACTTTATTCGCCCTTTATTAGTTATTTATTGAAAGATTAGACCGCAACAGTACTTAAATTACCAGAGTCATTGACAATGAGACGATATTGAGTTCCTCCTGGAGAAGTGAGAATTATTCCAGTTGAGGTATTAACACCAACTTTAACGTCACCAATAACAGTAAGAGCACTTGTCGCATTTGTGGTTCCAATACCAACATTTGCTGTTGTGCCAATTCCAGTTGCTGAAGGTTCCCAGTAATTCGTAATACTAATAGTAGCAATTCCTGAAGTTACAAGAACATCGGCATTACCCTCAAAGTTAATTGTTGTCGCTGTTCCTACTGGAAATTTACTTTGCTGAAGACTTACTCCTCCAGTAACTCCAGTTAAACCAGAACCATCTCCATAGAATGTGGATGCTTTTACATTACCAACAACATCAAGAGTTACTGTTGGCTGAGTAGAACCAATACCAATAGATCCATTAACTGTGGATGTAAGTATTGTCCCTCCTGTTCCAACATTAATAACATTGTTAAATGTAGAAATTCCTGAAACTCTTAACTGAGTTACTGAGGATATTCCTCCAACAACTGAGGTTGCTATTCCAGAAGTTGCAGCATAAGTTGCTTGTGTTGCGATTCCAGCAGTTCCTGCATAAGTAGCAATTCCAGCGGTTCCTGCATAAGTAGCAATACCAGCAGTTGTTGAATAGGTAGCAATACCAGCAGTTCCTGCATAAGTAGCAATTCCAGCAGTTGTTGAATAGGTAGCAATACCAGCGGTTACTGAATAAGTTGCTTGAGTTGCTATTCCTGCAGTTGTTGCGTAAGTTGCAATGCCTGCTATACTAGTGTATATAACATTAATATCAGTATTAATTCCAATTGTAGCAATACCTGCAATAGAAGTACTAATACTTACATTTCCAGTGAAATTAATATTTGAAATTGCTTGAGTAAGTGGAACACCATTGTTTGAAACAGTAACAGTGTTTGATTGAACTCCACCATTTGGAGAAAAATCTACCCACTGTGAACTATCATCATCAACATAATATATAAATCCTCTTCCTAGCATTGAAGAGTACCAAAGATCTCCGCTAAATGGTGAAGATGGTGCAGTATCTGAAATTGATACGTTGGAACCTCCACCACCGCCACCTCCTCCAGATGCATTAATAACAACTCTTCCAGTTGATCCACTAATAGTAATATTAGTTCCAGCAATAATAGAGGTTACAATACCAGAAAGCGCATTTCCACTTCCAGTATAGACTGGAGAATAGATACTATTTGCTGCTGTTATTATACCAGCAGAAACTGTTGTTGCAGTAACTACACCAGTGATTGCCGCATTTGGAACAGATAGTAATCCATAAGAAAGTCTTTGTTCACCATTAATTTGATATGATCTATTAGACGAAAGACCAATATTTACATTAGATGTCCAAGCATTATTAGTATAATCCCATAAGAATTGTTTATTTGTATCACCATAGAGAATTATTCCTCCACCATCTGCTCCAATATCATTTGGAGTTGAAGTAGTTCCGAGACCTACGATTTTATCGGTAACTTGTAGGTTTACAGAACTAGTTTCTGTTCTGGTTCCATCTACATATAAATTACCAAGAATTCTTACTGCAGTTCCACCGACTGAAATAAGCCCTGGAGCATTGATTAAAGAACTGTCAATAACAATATTACCAGCACCAATTCCTCCAGATGCTGTTAAACTTCCACCAATACTTATATTTGAAGTTGCTTCAATTCCACCACGAACATATAATTGAGTTGTAGTATCTCCAAATGATCCAACTTCGAGTTGATACTGTGGATTTGTAGTTCCTATTCCAACATTTGCAGTTGTTCCAATTCCTACTGATGGAGTATTAATCCACCCAGTATCAAGTGCCGCTGCTGTGATATTCGTTAATCCAGAACCATCGCCAATAAATTGATTAGCAGTTACTACTCCAGTTGCACTAATTCCCCCATTAACATATAGAGAAATTTGTGTAGATGAAGTTCCAACTGTTGCAATACCAAGCGTAGTGAATCCAGAAATTGATGCGTTTCCAACTACTGTTAATCTATTGGGAGAATTAGTAGTTCCTATTCCAATATTAGAAGTTGTGTGGATTCCAGTTGCGGTTTGTTGCCAATAAGATTCTCCACCTCCTCCACCAGCACTATAGACAGTTACTCCATATCCAGTAGTTGTAACTCCTACCGTTGGTCCGACAAAATTAATAGAGGTTACAAGTCCAGCAATACCTTTTAAAGTATTATTTTCATATACTGTAATTCCACCAATAGTTGCTCCACCAGTTGAAGTTCCTACTGTATCGGAAGTATATCCAATAATTTCAACAATGTCATCTACAAATGCAGGATCGTTTAATCTTACCTTTACTCCAGGAATATATGTGTAACTATTCTCCGTTAATTTTACACCATTAACGTATACATCAATGAAAGCAGCAACTGATGTGTAATCAAAATCAATTTGATCTTCAGTTGCTGTATAAACAACAGAGGTTCTTAGGTCTGGAAGAGATGCCCACTCTATTCCACCAGTACCAGTTGCTCTTAAATATTGATATGCTTGACCAGAAGTGTTGGCAATACTAACAGATCCTGTAAGAACAAGAGAATTGATAGTTGTGACGCCACTTACACTTATGTGTGTTGCTGCAATGCCACCATTGACATGCAACAAATGAGTTGGAAGACTTGTGCCAATTCCAACTCTATTAGTATCTGCGTTTGCAAGAATGAGACTTGTATCTACCTCAAGACCATTCTTTACGACGAAATTCTTATTTACGCCCATTGATACTCCTGAGGTTCACTGTCCCCTCGTAACTTCTTATTATTTATGCAGTTGGAGGTTCTGGAAAAACTACTTCTTCAGGTGAAGAAAAAGTAGTTGTAATATCTCTCAATTCTTGACGATATGTTTTCCATGATGTTGGAATGTTAGTTCCACATTCTTTTGCTTTTAATACAACCCAGTCGCAATTTGTAAGAAGTTGATCTCTCTCTTTTCTAACTTCTGCCCATGCAAGATCTAAATCTTCAACTGGAGCAACAAATTCGCCATTAATATATGACCACCCCATTCCAACACCCGCAACTGTTGATGTTTCAACATCGACCCAGTTTGGATAATTCTTTGCATGTGATGGTTCAGCAGCTGTCATATTGACAACTACTTCGTTTTCTACAATTGCATAAATTTTGATTGCCATTTTTTTAATGCTCCTTTTTAGATTTATATAAAATTATTACCATGCCCAAACACGGACAACACCATTTCCACCAGCGCCAGAAGGAGATCCTGGAACAGTATTTCCCCCTCCTCCACCACCAGGAAATCCTCCGTTAGTTGGAAGAGTGGAACTATTTCCACCATTTCCGCCCGCACCCATAGATGAAGCATAAAGACCACCTAAAGGTCCACCTCTTCTTAGAGAAGTTCCTCCAATTCCTGCGTTTGCTGCTCCTCCCGCTCCAGGTCCAATTACGGAACTTCCTCCACGAGAAGATACTGATGCGGTGCCTCCACCAGCTCCAGCTGCTGAAGAATAACCATGACAACCTGTGTTTACTGCTGCTGAAGGTGCTGTGATATAAAAATCTCCAGCATATTGAAGATTTCCATCGCCACCATAACCACCTCCAAAATTAGTATTTCTAGCTCCGCCACCACCACCAGCTCTTACAAAGTTATCTGCTGCAACTTCAAAAGAACTTGGTCCACCATCTTGACCAGTAGTTGTTGTAGAATTTGTTCCTCCTAGTCCTACAATTACAGAGGAAACATCTGGCAAATCTTTTGCTCTGAATAATCGTTCAACTACACCTCCAGCTCCTCCTCCAGAACAGGTAGATCTTGAATTTCCCGCTCCTCCTCCACCAACACACTGAACATATATCCAATTTGCTCTAAATGGAAGCGATGCTTGATTGAATGTACCAGAAGAAGTAAATTCTTGCAGATAAGTTTGAACGGTGCTAGCAACACCAACTAGACCAGAACCGTTTCCATAAAATGTTGTTGCTGTAATAACACCTGTAATATTTGCACTTGCGCCAATTCTAATATGTTGACTTGTTTCTAAGTCTCCATTTACATATTCTGTTGTTCCTTTAAGACCTGGATATCCAACTTCTAATACATAATTTGGAATAGTTGTTGAACCAATTCCAACCTTACCATCTGCAGTTGCAGTGATAACTGTTCCTCCAGATCCAACCGTAATTTTTGGAACTTGAACGTCAGTGTAAGCATTAAGAATACCTACGTTTAACTGATCAGTATCTGGGGAATAATTTAAATTAGTATCTGTTCTTAATTCTTCTGCTCCAGTTGCTCCATTTACAAAAGTAATGTAGTGTGCTCCAGAGTCAGTACTTGCACCAACAATAGTTGCAGTTGTTGCGTTACTCGCTGTTCCAGTTAAACTGCCAACAAATCCGCCAGTGGCAGTAACTACGCCACTAATATTCGCATTTCCTTGTACTGTTAATTTCCATGGAGAATTGGTTGTTCCAATTCCAACATTAGCAGTCGTATGAACACCTGTTGCTGTTTGTTGGAAGTAATTTTGCTCATCAAATGCACTAATAGTTACAATTCCAGATCCTGCTGATGTTCCAGATGAAACAATGGTGATATTTGTTCCAGCAACAATTTGAGTTACAATTCCAGTAAGAGATCTACCATCTCCTCTATAAGAGAGAGCAGTGACAATACCAGTTGCTCTTAATCCTTGAGCATTAACTGTAACTCCAGATCCAACCTGAAGCTGAGAATCGATGGTTGTGACTCCAACAATTCTCAGATTATTTGGGATATATGTTACAGCAACACCAGCATTTTGTAAATATCGACCATCTCCATAATAAGTAACAATTCCAGATAAAGAATCAGATGTTGCTGTTATAAAACCAGCAGTTACTTTTACCGTACCTAAAGTTGTTACTCCAGTTACCCCAGAAACTACGAGACCTTGATCAAAGGTTGGAGATGAACTTCCAGATTTACTTCTGATTGTATTAACCTGAATTATAGACATAGTATTGTGTAGTAATCTGTTTTTTTACTCTTATGGTTTATTTATAGTAGAATAACAAAAGAATTATGCTTGTGTTTCAATCCAAGTAATACGACCAGATACCAAGAATGGAGATGAACCTCTAATCAATGCGGTATCGATAGGTTTAACTGCAAGAGTTAATACATCTGGACCATCTGGATAAAGTCCATCACCACCAAGTACAGAGTTTCCAAGTGTTGCAACTCCATCAAGACCTACAGTTGTTCCGTTCAGTCCTCTCTTGAGAGTAACTCCTTCAAGTGAAGCTCCACCTTGAGCTCTGAATGAATAGACAACCTGACCACTAGAATAAGTGTCTCCAACTTCATGTTGACAATATTGACTTAAACTTGGGGAACCAACTTCTTCCCATTCATCACTAGAAAGTTTAGCATTAACGATGAGAGAAACTTCGCAATCGTGAGTTGTAAGAACATTTGCTTCTTTAAGTAGAATTTGCATTCTATTAATAATTTCTCTAAAACCAACCTTTCCTGTTGTTGAATTGTCCGCAGAAGGAGCAAGTCTGATTGAAACCAGAGGAATAAATTCCTTGAGAGTTTCAGCAGTTCCAGAGAATGCATAGAAAGCAAAGTTAGTAGTTCTAGTTACTAACGCTTCCTTATCCATAAAGATTCTATAATCGTCTCTTTGGCGGTTGGTAATAGTAGCTTGCTCAATTTCAATTGCTGTAATACGAGTTCCTGCTTCAAAGATACCTGTAGTTGAACCTGTGATTTCTTCACCAACAACTAGAGTTTGTCCCTCTGTTCTATTAATAAATGTAACTACAGTTGAACCTACGCTTGTCTGACCAGTTGGAACTACACCATTGTAGTTTGCAATACCACCATTAGTGAATGGAAGAACCTTAGAGTCTGCACTGAAGTGATAAACTCTATCTTGGTCAAACTTGCCATCCATGATGACAGATACGCCCCAGTGATATAGTGATGGTGAGAAGAATGGGTCATCTAAGGTTTCAACTTCATATCTGACAGGTAAGTTACCAGATCTAAAGTATGCTTCAGTGAATTGGTTATTATGTATAAACTCATGACAATACTTAATTTCACCCTCTTGAGTCTTCATACCAAATCTGATAGTTCCAGCGCCATACCAGGAATAATCCATGTAAAGCATTTGAATTCTATTTGTATCAATCTGATATCCACTGATACCAGTTCCATCCATTCTATCAATATTCCATTCACTTTGAGGTACAATAGTATCAATAACTTTACTTGCGGTTACTCCACTGAGAGTCTTAGATCTATATGCTGGTTGTACATACATTAGATCGTCATCTAAGATCTTAATAACCTTATATGTTTGACCTCTAAGAATAATTCTATCAAACTCTCTAAGTTGGGTAGTAAGTCTTGCACGACTTCCTCTAATCAGATACTCTCCTTTTTCGCAAGTAAAGGAACCAGCAAGTTGTTGAGTATTTGATCTTCTTACAACAGATAGAATGTCTCCATCAAACTGGAAGAAGAATCCATTTTGATCATCAAACATACCAGCTTTAAGGTATGCGTCTCTCCAATTTACTACGTTAAATACAGGGAATCCTTCAAACTTAGGATCTTTTAATGGTGTAGGAGTTCCTATTCTAATATTAAAATCATCAATAACTTCTTCAATTGCATACTCACCATTCAATTCTACTGGATAAGTTGCATTTAGAATTTGGAACTTCTGATCATCGTCAAATGGCGCTTCAGTTGAAATACCATGTGGCCATTTTGTTGTGACAATCAAGTTAGTTGAAACTCCAACTTCTCCTTGAATTTGAACTTTTTCAATATCATATGTTGGGTTGAAGTTCAATGCCATTGAGCACTGAATACCCTTTCCTGCTTGATAGCGGAAATACTTTCTTGTTTGCCTAATCAATTGAGAATTAGGAACAAGACCTGCAACAAGTTGTACAGCACCGTCAAATGGTCTATGAATTACTTTACTGTCACTGACTGCATACAATCTACTAGGAATGAAGTAATTTGCACTTTCATTGGAGAATGATGGTTCATCCTCAAGTTTAATAACAGTATTACTCTTTACTTGAACAATCTTAGATTCAAAATAAGTTCCTGGTCCAACGTTTGTACCAACTCCAGATCTATTCTTATAGATTCTGAAAGTATCGCCAGCAGAGAAATCAGTATAGAAATTGGTATTCTTTCCAGTTACTGTTTCCGACTCAGTATTAATTCCAATTGTACCAGGACCTTGAATAAATCCTTTAATACTTCTAGAAATGAATGAATGAGTAAGTGTTGAACCCAAAGAAGTATATACAATCAGATCACTATTATCAACATCATTAAATCTATTGATCGCAAGTTCTTGGTTTGTTGATAAACCAATATGATTTGAATCAAGAGTTCTTACAAAATAATCAGCATTGTCAGTTAGACCACCAATAACAGCGGATCCATTTGAAGTGTATCTGATTTTAGTTCCATCTGCAAGTTTATGATCAATAATTCTAAGCCAATTGGAATTAATTCCAACTCTGGTAGTATCTCCACCAGACATTGTATTGATGACTTCTGGAACTTCTACGGTACTATAAAGTGTAAATGCATTTTCAGCATATCCTGTTGAAGTAGTTTCAACATCTTTTACTACATACGTATCGTCAGCAGCTCCATCGGTATCAATAGTGATAGAATGTGTTCCAATTCCACCTTGACTTGTAAATGATGTAATTCCACAAATCTTAACTGAAGCGGATGTTACACGCTTGTTAAAGACATTAAGACGATTCTTAGTTGTTGGTACAGCAACTGTAATATAAGTTAATGGATTTCTTCTACGTACTTTATATCTTCTCCAGTAGTACCACCAATACCTTCTTCTCCATCTTCTTCTCCATCTTCTACTATAGTAGTAATAATAAAAATATGCAGTAGAAATTCCTACAATCTGGTGAATACCTTGAATGAGAACGTTTTCAGCAGCAGTTCCTTCATATCCACTGACTTGAGCATACCCATAACGGAATAGACCTGCTGTGTGAGCAGCGCCAGTAATACAAGTAATTGTTGCAGTTGCTCTTAATCCTCCCGAATAATTCCAGGAATAAATGTCAAGACTTTCTTGTTCACGAGCAACTCTGAATCGATCATTTGAGATTAGACCATCATCAGTTTTTGCATAGAAATAATTATCAGCTGTTAATCCTCCTATAGGAGTTCCAGTGGTTGTATTATATCTAAGTCTTTGATTGTTTGTTAGTTCAGCTCTAGGTGGATTAGTAATTCGAATTGTAAATGCATTTGGTCCAATTAAAGAAGATGTAAATCTATGATAACCATTAAGAGTTCTAAATGAATCATTTGGATTCTGAATATTCAGAACTAATTTGTTTCTTAGTCTTGCATCTCTATAATTATAGAGTTCATACCAATTATCTCCAATATCACTCTTAACATTTCTAATCAAATAATCTGTGTTATTTGCTAATCCAGATGGAGTTCCACGAGTTCCTGTATTAGTTGTATAGCGAACAGTTTGAGCAGTTCTATAACCTTCTGTGCTAAATCCTACATCCTGAGGAAGATAGATTGAATGCTGCAGTGGGTGATCAACAACCCGAGATGCCGCAACAAGTCTATCGTCATTCATGTAATAGGTAAGGTAGTATCCATAATACCAGTAGTAATACCAATACCAACCCCACCACCAGTACCTATAATATCTTGCTCCAGGTACTCTAATCTGATACTCATTTAAGATGCCAGTAACTTTATATGTTCTGTATAGATCAGTCGACCAATTTCCTCTTGTAGTAGTAACACCAATATTTCCAGTATTCCACTTACTAAAGAAGCAAATATTATCACCGTATTGCAATCCGTGTGGTTTTGCAAACGTAATGGTTCCTCTTCTATCTACACGGGTGATTCTACCACCATTTGCTTTAATTAAACGGTGAGTTCCAAAATCATTAGTTCCTCTAGTTGTTGGAGTTATTGCTGGATCATTAAAATCTCCAGCAACTCTAAACGAAACGAAAGTATATCCAGAACCAACTTGTACATCACTGACTTTTAGTGGATGATAACTGGAAATTCCTGGTCCAGGAAAACTGTTTCCTCTGGGCGTATAGAACATAACGACGTCATCATTTTCAACAAGAATATTCTTGCCGTTTCCATACTGCTCATCCTTATAGATATAAATTCTTCCAGCATTTGCTTCACCATTAATCTTCCAGTTTGCTCTTGGAACATTCCATTCTTGACTTCCAATCCAGTTATCCTCAATATAAGGAAGATTTGCAAGATAAACTGAAGAAATTGGAGTAATTGCAACTCCAGGACCTGGAGATGGAATTGTTGATTGGTAATATGTTTCGTTTTGGGTTTCAACGTTTGTAGGACTTTGGAAATTATATTTTTTTGTTGCTCTACTTTTCTTGAGGAAGAGTTTTGTTCCCTCTACAATACCAGGAATATTATCTGTTGTAACTCTAAACGTTGACGCAGCGCCAGTGCTTGTCTGAATATCTAGAACTTCAATTGTTGATCCAGTATAGAAAGATCCTGGGAAAATAAGAGTAAACTCTGTGTCTAACTGAAGAGTTTTATTGGATCTAAATGGAATCTTAACAGCAAATGTTGTGTCATCAGGAACATCTCTAATAATAAAGATACCTTCATACTTTGGATCTTTAAGACCTTGAATGTCTACTACAGAACCAATTTTTAAATTATGAGGTTCTGGGGTCTGTACTACGATATAATCGTTACCATCATCTACTTTTACAGTAAGAGCTTCAATATTTTCTTCTGGAATACCTGAAGTATATGAAGTTGGGATATTATTAACTAACTTAACAGTTTCCCATTTAGTAGTTTGAGTTCCATATTCAAAATCAGTATCAATTAGGGATTGTGGCTCAGATACTCTTAATTTTCCAACAGGATCAAGTAAATGCTTAGTTGGGATTATTTCAATATCTTCTTTTTCATAATAAATTTGGAATGAATCCGTAGATGCCATTCCAACAGTATTATATGATAAATCAAACGTTGTTTGATTTAGTGGAGCATTGTAATTTACTCTGACTGTAGTATCAGGATCTGCAAAGCTGTATACCGCAACGTTTCTGGTTGAGTTTACAATGGATAATAATTTTGGAAGAGGCACATATCCTTTTGCTGTAATAATACCAACAGAAGGAGTAAAACCAATTATTTGATTACCATAAATTAATTGTCTTGCCATCGAATCCCCTTATGCTTCTCTTTAATTAATCTGTATTATTTAGTAAATCAAATACCAAAGATAATTGAAATTCCGTTGACAAAATTTCTAATACTTTGATTTCTAATATAAAGATTTGTTTGCATGGTTGCAATACCAGTCACAGCAAGATGCTCTGTAGTTAAAACACCATCAACATCTATATTTTTTAAGAATCTAATGTCTTCAGCGAAAGTTGAGTATCCAACAATTCTATCAACATAGATATCCGAGAAAGTTGCAACACCAACTACAGAAAAGTCTCCGCCAATATTAACTGATTTTTCAATTCCAACACCACCTTTGATAACAATAGATCCTGAAGAAATTCCACTGGATTCTGTTGTATTTGCAAATGTTGTTATTCCATTTATTAAAGTTCTTCCTTGAACATATAAAGCAGTGCCACTAATTGCTACAGTTGTACCAATACCAACACTAGATGTTGTAACAAGACCTACTCCACTAATGTCTCTCTTCCAAACGTCGGATACGTTGAATAGTCCCGATCCATCTCCAGTGAAAGTACCAGACCAAATACCAACAAAAGTATTTCCAACCTTAATAGCACCAAATTGTTCCCACTCGTTATCTGTAGTGTAAACCCATCCTAAATGACCTCCACTTTGGGGATTTGAATTAAATACAACATCGCCAGGAGAACCAATGTCACTAGGAGCAGAAACTCCAACTGTATATTTCTTAGATGTTAGTTGATTTCCCTGTAAGTATAGTGATACCGCTTCAATTCCCTTATCTGATGTTGAAGTTAGTCTGTTAGAGAATACTACTGGTCCATCAAATCTTGATATAATGTTTCCGTCTGGTCCACCTTCAACTTTGACTGATCTACTAATTGTAACTTCTAATGGAGATAATACATCAAAACCAATATTAATTCCTTGAATATCTAAATCTTCACCAGTTACAGTAGGAACAGGTGCATTAAACACTTCTTCCTGACCAGTTGCTGAGTTAATCTTTTTATTTCCGATGAAGAAAGAACCTTCTCCATTCATTGCTGTATAAACAGCAACGCCACCATCCATTTTTAAAGAAGTTGCAGCAATCTCTTCTGGTCCAGATAGTTTTCTATCTTGACGATCTGGAAGAGAAGTTGAATAGTTTCCTGGTCCAAATCCCAGATATTCAAATGTATGCCCAGATGCCCTGATGATTGAATTCCTACGTAGTTCAATTGGAACTGGATTTATTTTGAATACTTTTGATCCGATTAAATGTCCACTCTTAAATGTTCCAAGAACACCTCTAAACACTGGAATTTCATTCTGAGTAACATTCTCTCTAATTCTAACAATTTCATCATCAATTGCTAGATAATCTCCAATTTTTAGACCCAGATTAACTGCGTTAAAAATTACAATGTTATCAATGTCTGGACCTGTAACTTCTCCATAAAGTGTTGTAGTAATTCCAGCATAATATGGAACCATTCTGCCAGAAATATTTTCATTTTTATTAGTTACTGATCCTGCATTTGAGGTTAATGCTTCTCTATATGCGTATATTGTTCCTGTTGGAATAGTAGTTGTTTGTACACCAACATTCAATTCAAATTGAGTTTTACTAATAACTTTTTTAACAATAAAATCATCATTGTAAGATGATATAGAAGCACCACCTATTTTAACTTTATTATTGATAGCGAAACCATGCGAACCACTTGAAGTGAATGTTGCAATTCCAGTATTAACATTATATCTGATCGATGTTATTCCTACAGATGGAGAACCTAGAAGTGCATATGCATTTAGTGTTGCAGTAACACCAATACCTGTTCCAGGATTTGCAATTTCAACAAAATGAGCTGACTCTACATCAATTGAAGTACTTGCTCCAATTGATATATTTGTGATTCTATATACGGTATTATATTGATCCAGTGTGTCAGGAATAATACCTTGAACACTTAAAACATCTCCAACATTATTGTAAATTGATGTTACACTGACGATACCGATAGTATGTCCAGTTGTTGTTGCAATTCCAACTACTGCAAGTGTATTTCCAACTCCATAAGCACTTCCTCCATCAATAATATTAACATCTAGAAGTCCTCCACTTACGCTATCGATTCTTACAATTGCAGTAGCATCACTACCAACAACGGTTGTACCCAATCCAACAAGTCTAGCATTATAAAATACCTCACTTACTCCAATACCTGTACCATAATTTAATCCAGAGTTTGCAATGGATACTTTTGTAATTGCATTTAATCCATGATCATGTTTTGTGGTGATTGTATGATTGTATCCTCCAACACTAGAAGCAATATTCTGAATGTCAATTCCATTTTTAGAATCAATAAAATTCTTATTAATTGTTTCTTTAGTAACGCTTCTCTGAGGATCATTTAATACTACCTGACCAATTGTAGATCGAGAAGCAAATGATCTAGATGGAAGAGGATCTGAATCAAAATTATCTCGGTTTATTTGTGGATAAAGATTTTCAATAGGTTGACCAAACTTATATACATCAAAAGGAGATATATTTGGAGAATTTGATGCATTAGTTACTACAAGGTGATAAACACCATCCCTTTCTCCAGGTATATAACTTTGTATCTCTTGAACTCTATATACGACATAAGTCTCTTTATACTTTGTTCTTGTTAGATATGGAAGAGCAGTTGTTCTTGTTGATATATCATTCTGGAAGATTCCAGGATTGGTTGTTAATGCAACTGTAAATCTTCTTCTAGTAGAAACACTCAGTACAGTAAATTCTCCATTAAATCCAAGATCATCTGTTGCGCTTAGATTTTCAATACTTGAAATATTTTTTAAGCGAACAGTGTTACCTGCTGTCAATTTATGAGGAAGTTCTGTAGTAATTGTTGCAACTCCAGAATTCCAGGTAGCGTTAGAAATGAATCTAAAATTCCTTAATTCGTAAGTTGAATTTAATTCTTGATTATCAGTACTCAGATACTTAAGAATTTCTTCATCTGTTTCTGCTGTAGTGGTGCTGGATTCTTGAATAACATAACCATCAAGTGGTGGTCTTGCTAGTAAGAAACCTCTTGGAATTACATATCTTAAACGATAAATTGAATCAGAGAATGATCTAGTATCAGGTGTACGAGTAATATAAGTTCTTGCAGTAGCTTTATATGTAAGATCAGATATTGCATCTGTTATTGTATCAGTTGTTTGTGATATTTGAATGTACCATTGATTATTTGAAGAATCATATTGAATTGGATGTCCAATATCACCAGATTTTTTATCAGATACTCTACTGATTAACTTTAACTCAGATGTTTCGTTACTGTATATTTGCGTTTCTTGTCCAATAGTTGCTTCATTCAATGATTTAGCAAGTTTTATCTGTGTTGATCCAATTCCAGTTGCAACATCATTTGTAATTACATAATACAAATTATTATTTGTCAGACCATCTGGAAGATGTCCAGTATCGGACATTATCCTGACGGTCTCTCCATTTTCAAAATCATGTGGTGCTTTAAATGTGATAATATTATTTGTTATTGAATTAGATACTCCATTGATTTTTTTAGAAACAATAGAAACTTTCTCTGAAGTATTTTCATTACTTCCGCCACTCATTATAACTTTTGAGGAGTATAATTGAGATAAACCAGACTTAGTAATATTAATATTGATTAATTCATTTCTCTTTGCTCCAATTCTATATCCATCAGAAATATAATCTGGGATAATATCTTGGTTTAATTGATTATAAAGATATAATCTACCTGGAGTAGTTGCTGCATTAGTATTTTCTATATCAATTTGATAGAATTCAACTGAGGTCTCTCTTTCCTCATTTTCTCTTGGTGGAATTACGTGAGTAATATATCCATAATCATCTCTTCTAAATGCAAGAGGTCTAAATCCTTTGGATACAAGAGAAACAGCACCAAAGTTAGAGTTGGAGTTTGTGATTGAAAGATCACCACCAGATTCCGCAACAAAGTGATTTGCATATCCAATTGCAAATACTGATACAATTTGGATAAAAGCATTATTTGATGCTTTGATATGGAAATTTTCTGATTCTGGTTTATATCTTGCTCTTGAATTAGAATACAAGTTAGAAACAGAAGTATTATCTAAATATGATCCTGTTTCATCATCATAAAGAACAAATGCATTATCATCTTTTTGCAGACCAATTCCAGTGAATTGGGCGACTACCATACTTTTGAATCCACTTGCCTTGCTTCCATCAGCATGTAATCCGCACATGCCAAATACTGAACGGAGTGAAATATTAAAGATGTATGGAGATGCTGAGGTCACAGTATCACTAACAAGAACTAGAGATGCATTTGCAGTTGCATCTGCAGTTGGAGCAGCAATAAGTGGAGGATTCTGTACTTGATAACGAATTACCGATGAACTAACAACTTCACTTATAACAAATTGTCCATTATAACCACCAGAATCAACATTTTGAATTTGAATAGGCGTATCTACATCTAGACCTGAAAGTGGTTCTTGTAATTCTACAGTAATTGTTGTGCTAGAATCAATTGCATTTCCTGCATAAATTGAAGATATTAATGTCTCTTCTCCAGTTGATCCAACAATTCTAAATTCATCAACTTTAGTTTGAACATCAATACTTGTTGATGGATAATCTGGAAATATATTTCTTCCACTTGACTCGCCATATGCCAAACCAATTTTTTCATAATACATGTCAAGATCTGTTCTACCAGCATTAAAATTGCTGATAAAGTCATCATTGATTTTGACATTATTAACACCATCAGCGTACTCAAATACGGTTAATTTGTGGTGAGAAAAATTTGGAACAAATAGATTAGTTGTATAGTCTTTATAAATGTTTCCATTTGGAGCACCATCAAGAATAGTGAATTGCCAAATATAGGAAGAACCAGTTAATCTAAAAATTGCAGATCTCTCGATTTCATTATTTTGAGGATCTGGAACGTATTTTGGTCTAATTCTAGTTTTTCTGAGGTCTAATCCAACAATAGATGTTCCTCTTGGAATAATTACTCCACCATGAACACTATTAAACTTGTATAATTGATTATCTTCAGAGTTTAAATTAAAATCAGAAGTTCCACTAAATGGTGGGAAATTACTTGAGGTATCACTATTTCTAAGTAAGAAATTGTTTGTACCATTAGGTATCCATCCAGGTCTATTATCTACAATGTGATCACCTGGATATAGGAGAATTGTTGTCTTACCAAACCTATCATTATCCAGACCTCTTTGATAAGAAAATCTAGCTGCTTCAATTAATGCCCTTTGAATTGTTTTGAAAGGACGAGCAAGAGAATTGCCTTGATTTTCTACACTATCTGTAGAATCTAGACTTGATGGGTCAACATATAATATTTCCCCTTTGATGTTCTTGAGAAAATTATCTAAGCGGCTTAGACCCATTGTATTAACGCTATATGTTCTGTTATGTTTATTTATTCACAACAAAACCCCCGATTACTCGGAGGTTCATGAAGTCACACGGAAGGGTCTGGTTTTTTGTATCGCTACTTATATATTATAAGATATTTAATTATTTTTGTCAAGTTTACTACTTAGAAGGTATTCGACAGTATTTGCAACGTCATTCATTGCGAGTCTTAAATCTGGTCTTTGACCAGATTCTTGTTTAACTATGGGTCTTGAGTCCTCAGTTAGAGTCCACCTCCACTGCCCCATGTCTTTACAATACCACAAATTAATTTTCATTTACTTCTAATGTTAATGTATGTCGATGAAAGGACTTGAACCTTCAAGGATTGCTCCACTGGAACCTAAACCCAGCGCGTATACCAATTCCGCCACATCGACAGAGAGCCCCCGACTGGATTTGAACCAGCGACCAACGGTTTACAAAACCGTTGCTCTACCACTGAGCTACAAGGGCACTAATCACAAGGAAGACATTCTGGATTTTCCAGATCCAATTCGAAAAAACATGGATGACATTCTTCCATAATAAGATAACCAGAAGATTTATATAACCTTTCAGCATCATAAATTAAATTATGATTCGCCATAGATATGATCTCTGGATCATCTGTTGCAATTTCGGGAAGTTCATCAAAAGTAAAAGGTACTTCATTAATAAAGTACATTTTTACAATCATTATGAGGTCTTCATCAAATTTGTACCAACAGTATCTATGAGTTATTTTATGCTTCATAGTTACAATTCCTTCTATTATATGTAGAAGGTTGGGATAGTGAGTTAAAACTCACACTTTAAAAAAGTAATAAGGGCAAAAATTTGAGGAATTTTTTTTCGCCCTAAAATGGAATTAAAAGTTGATTTTCTCTGAGAAATTAAAAAGGATTTGAATAAACTAGATTATCTTCATGTACCTGATTACGAACAACCTCAAGAACATTCATAAACTGATCTACAGTTTGGCAGGTCACTTGCTTTTCTGAACCTTCACTGGAGTACAGATACACTGTACGCTTGATAGGGTCTACCACGCAACGTGAGAGGTACTCGTCTTGCATTTGGTCATCCGTTGATTACCTTAGTAATATAGCAGGTCCTATGGTCCGTGTCAAGCCCCGTATTCCAGAATTAATCTTCCTTCATCATCACTCATTTCAGAATTAATAACATGCTCATCTTGTCTCTCTGCTACAACTATCCAAGAAATTAAATCTGTACAATTTTCATCTTCACATTCAATTTCTAAAATAGATCCAGTAATTCTTCCTTTTAATCTAGACCAACCTTCAAGATTTTGTAAGAAAATATCTGGGTTTCTATTTAATTTTTCCCAAGTTCCTGGTGTCATTGTTTGACCACCTGGAGATACACAATCAACGTCTAGATTAACGGTTGCTTTACCAGTTGATAGTCTTACCTTATTTCTGTAAATGTTATCATATCTTGGACCCTCAATGAATGAGTGTCTTAATCTTTTAGTTTCTTCAAGTGGGTGATTGATGTCAAAAGTACCAGAACCTTTTGTAAGTGTTCCTTCAATACAACAATCTCCAAGAACAACTAAATTTTGTTCTATTAGAGTATTGCCGTTTACATAAAGTTTAGCATCCCCAGGTACTGGGCATAGTCCTCCAGGATCATCTGAATAAATTCCTGCAATAGAAACTCTATCGCTAAAGTATGATTTTCCATATACTTGCAAACGGTAATCTGTGAGACCTGGAATTACACTTTCTCCATCTCCTCCTCCACCAATAATCTCATATTGCAGAACATAAATTTTGTTTGCTACCTCATATCTTTTAACCCAAAGTTTATCTACAACTAACCTTTTAACATCCTTTGGACCTTCAAGGGTAGTATATCTTCTGATATATTCATACTCATTTTCTGTAGTTCCAATACCAACTGGTTCAGTAGAACCAAGACCTACTGGTTCTGGTTGTAAAATATTAAGCGTTAATGGATATGGATCTGGTGGGAGTGGTTGTGGAGGTATTGATACAAATACGGTTCCGACTCCAGCGGGTGCTTCTGCCATGATAATTATCTCCTGTCGTAGTGATATCCAGCAATCGATCTTTGAGAATTATCTCCAGGATAATCTTCAATTGTTCCTCGATACTCTGGTATTAATTTTTCAGTGTCTGCTCTTTCAGCAAAAATATGATAGAAACAATCAATAGGCATTCCACCATTTGATTGTAAAAATACTTTATTCTCCCCTATTCTTTTTATGATCACATTTTGATGTGACCCTATAGGAGTTAAAGATACTGTGATTGATGTTGGATCTACAAGATTTGTCCAATATTCTGGTAACTCAATTTCATTTTTATTTTTTACTCTTCCGCGAACATAAACTGCTGCTTCTGGACCTTCTACACAGGTATGAGTAAGTCTCCAACCTTCTTTTGTTGGATGAGGAATATCAAAGTTTTTCTTTTGATGTAACTTATGACCTCCACAATGAGACCATACCTGTGCTGCTGATATGATATTGTCTCCTGCTTTTATTTGAGCACCGACTGTAAGTTGGCGGTCAACATCAACTGCTCCAAGAAATGCAGATGGTCCCATAACACCTAAAGTATATGGACTGTTGTTTACGGATTCACAAGCTGAAATTGAGCCAGGAATAGATGGGGTTGGGGACTCTGGATTCGTCAATGGAGCGTGCATTACACACGCTCCAACCTGAGTCCAATAAGTAGCACTTCCAAAAATCATTGGACCCTGAATATAAGCAGATCCTCTAATTTCTTTAACTCCTATTCCTAGTGGTTTTGGTTTTCCCAAACCAACTTGAAGTCTTTTTCCTACAGATACATTTGGTAATAACATATTAATTTAAGCTTGAATAGTTCCAGAATTAAGTTGAGTATTTGTTTGAATATTTGTATCCCAAAGGGAGGGTTTACTGTTTCCTCCACTACAAGCGTTATCAACTGCTGCAAATAGACCTGCAGAAAAATTCATAGATGATTTTGCTACAAGTTCACATGCACCTGATGAAAAGAATTTTACCACAGAACTGCCATTAAGTTCAACATTTTTAGATCTAAGCATAATTTTTTCATTTGCTTCCATGGTAAGAATGCCTTGATCGTTACCACTAGCATTTTCATTTGCAAGAATATCAATATTTCTTGCTTTCATTTTTATATCACCATTGAGAGCATTTAAAACAATGTCACCATTCAATGCTTCAATTAGGATTGCCGTTTGACCTTTTTTCTGATCATCTCCACATTTAATTTGATAAACTTTTGGGCAACGATTTGTTGTTGTTCCAGCTCTTTTTCCTTCAGAATCAAATGTCATGTAGTGGCGATAATCATATCCACTTCTTGCCATAAAAGAAGATAGAGTTTGGTCATTGTGAACATGTCCAAATTTTATTTCACCATTTCTAGTGCCATACCTTACTGCATCTCTTGATTCTTTTTTTGCCATGTTAATTAGTTCTCTGGGATAAGTCTTCCAACACAATCTACGACTTGTATGATTGGAACTCCTGCTGGAACTTCCTTCACTTCGTCTACTCTATTTACACAAAAATTTGGGAGGATTTTTGCATTGTAACCAGTGTCACTTTCAACATATATCGTTGGCCAAAAGTCAAATCCATTTCCAGGATTTATGACTCTAATCTCCTCTAAGGTTCCATTTGGACCAAACACTGGTTCAAACTCCGCTCCATTACTGTCTGGATATATTTTTATTTTATCTGTTGGTTGATAGTTCCAACCTTTTCTTACAACTCTCGGATCACATATTGTTAAGAATACGCCATAAGTATCAGCATTTCCTTTAGGTGGAACTTCTTCTGGTTCCACTGGCAAAGGTGCAGTTATTTCCATAACATCAGTAGTCATATCTTTAGTAATAACAGTAGTAACTCCACCAAATAAAGGAATTGGAAAGTCTATTTTACTATTCTCAGGAAGAGTTATTTCATCTCCTGGTTTTAAAATAATTTTTTGTCCAGGAGAAAAAGGACGTTCCCAATCTTTATTTTCTCTTTTAACAATGGTTTGATTTGGTTTTGCCCACTCTCTCCCATCTCCTCCTTTACTTCCATCTGGCTTTGGCAGATATCCATCACCAGGAGTATCAATTAAAACATTAGTTAGAACAAACTGACCAGTAGGAACGCCTCCTCCAGCAGGAGCGCCACCTCCAGCAGGAGCGCCTCCTCCAGCAGGTGCAAACTCTGCGATTGCTGCTGCTCCAGAACCTTTTCTGCAAGTATCTTGAATCATCACTTCAGGCGAATTATTAATTCCAAAGGTACTTCCTGCATTTACAAGATCAACTGCTAATAAATCACCAGCAGCACTGACTACAGCATTTGCAGTGGCATTTTTAAGTTGTCCAAAAAAGTCAACTGTAGGTGGTCCGCATTTTTTAGAATCACCACTACATCCCTTAACACCAGAAACTATAGATGATATTGCACTTCCAATATTTACCATTGTGGCAAAATTAGCAGATGCACTACTAACTGCACTCTGAACCTGACCAATCAAACCAGAAATTTGACTTGCGAATCCAGCAGCGGCACCAAATATTGCAGTGAGATTAAACTGACTTTGCATTCCTGCTATCGTTCCAGGGCCATCCCACAAACTCCAAGTCAATAAACTCTTACAATCTTCTTCTTTTTCACATAAGAAGAATCCAACCAGTGCTTGAATAAGACCTAAAATACCACTAATTCCTCCACCAATACCCAGAAGTGCTAAAAGAGGTTGTAGTAGGTTACTGATCAGAGCAATCAAAGGTCCCAAAATCTGACCAAGAATTGATCCAGCTACATTTTGAGCAATACATGAAGGAACGTTAACTAGTTTTTTAGATAGTGGACATACAATCCCTTTAACAATTTTTGGTATTGAATCGATAAATTTATTGAAAAGGCAACTTATCAATTCCCAGACTTTATCTTGAGTTTTCTTTAACTTAGGTCTATCTTCTTCCCAGACTTTACCATATTCCTTTTTAACTTTCTGCTGAATCAGATCTAAAGTATTTTTTCTAATTTCTTCAACAGTATTTTTTAATTTACCAGAAATATAATCAGATGCTTTTTGACATAAAGCATCAGCTTGTCCATCAATTCCTCCAGAAATTCCACTAAGTTTTGCTGATATAGAATTCAAAGGATCTTGTAGTCTTTCAACATCTTGAATTAAATCACGAAGAAAAATTTGAATACCTTGTGTTTCATCACCTCCACATTTTCTTTTTGACGGTAAAGTTGTTTCTTTTTTTCCATCATATTCTTGATCATCATCTATCTTAATTTTTTCTACAGTATCACTCCCAGAATTTGATTCTGTTTTTCCTCCACCACCTTTGATTCCAAATTCGGCAACTCCATCAGATGACCTATATGGATCTTTTCCATATCCAGTTTTATTATCAAATCCCTTATTATCGTTAGCAGAACCTAGAGTTTGATTTTGAGAATCGTTTGGTAAAATACCTACAATAAGATATTCTGCACCATCAGCACCATCTTGAGCTTCAAGTTTAACCCAAGTACCTTCCTTAATATTTGCCGTCTGTGAAGCATTTGCATGTCCACTTCCAGCAGTAACTGGCATTAAGACGCTACATACTGGCAATTTCTCATCAGGTATTTCTTTTTGGTCATGTACTCCAACGATACGAACTCTATAACGTTGACCAAACCCAGTAATTACTCCAGGTTGTGTCCATTTTTTTCTTTCTTCATTGGTACACCAAGTTACTTCCTTCCCAATGATGCCTCTAATGACACCGCTGGTCGCAGTTCCTTGTTGTTGAGATGTTTCAACCTGAAAATACATTTAAATCAATCCTCATAAATTCTACACTCTAAAGCCTCTGGGTTTGAATCACAATATAATTCTAGAGGGGTTGGGTCATGTTCATCTCCAGGATGATTTTCTTTGTATGATTCTAAAGAAATCAATTCATCTTCAGTATGTCTACGTGATTGTGGAGATGTCTGTGGATCATCTAATATTTTTTTATCTTGCTCAATATGTTGAGACAGTGTTCTTTTGTTGTCCATATAAGACAATAGCGTTTGTCTTATTTATTATGGATTATAATCTATTTTTTACCTTCAGTGTCTCTAATTAATGTTAATGCAGTTGTATTTGCAGTATTTGTCATTTTTGATAGTCCAATTTTATGTGCTAAAGATTCAATCATGTATCTGCCACTTTTTCGTTTAGTTAGTTTTAGTGGTGCCTTTCCTCCTTTGTTTTCAGGGAAAGTAACTTCGATAATATCACCAGCGTGAAGTTTCACATTTAATGGGATTACTATTTTTAAATTTGAAGTATTCAATTGATTATAACGCGCTCTTGCTTGACGCATAATTTCATCAGGTAATAGGTTTTGCTCTTTAGATTTCTTTTTGTCTATAGGTTTTAATTGACCAGTATCTAAAGGTCTCATATTAATTTTAAATGTCCTATTAGCAAAGTCTAATGCCTCTGCAATAATAGGAATATCTTTTCCAGCATTATTCTTTTTTAGATTTTGAGTTATTGCATCAAAAGGAGATGCTTCTTTGTATTTTGTTTTATATGGATCTACTGTTATAGATTCTGATTGAGAAAAAGTTCCACCTTTCATCATGTTCTCAATATCCATACTCTTATTGAATTGATAATCCATAATTTTTGCATCATATCCAGGAGGAGCTGCTTCTTCAACTTTTTCATTATAAATGAATTTTGCTTTTGGAGACTCTGAAAATAATTTATCAATAGATTTAAACTTTATAGAATCTGAGGTTTGATACAATAAGTATCCAGCAAGTTTTCCCTTCGCTCCAGAGAAATCAGGAACGCAACGTGAAGCTAACCACAAACATTGATCGTATGGAGTTGCAGTCGCTTTATTTCCTTGAAATGTAAAATTTCCAAGTGAAGTATCAACATCAACTTTAAGAGATGTGCCTAAAGTATTTTTTAATATATCACTTACTGAATCTGATATTAATCCTTCATATTGCTTAATTACTCTTTTCTTAGTATCTTCATTTTCAACCATGTCTGGCGACCACATATTCAAATCAACAAGAACTCCTTTAGTATCCTGTACATAATTATAATTTTTTAAAATTAAATCCAAATCTAATTTATTTTTATAACCATCCTGCAAAGATATTTTTATTTTTTCTCCAGAGGTTAACTTTGCTTTATCAACTATATTAAGGTCTCCTCCAGTGGGCCCACTTACATCAACAATTTTTGATGTTGCTCTTATTGTTGTATCGAAAATGCTTTCAAAATATTGCAATTCTGCAAATCCACCAAGATTCTGACTATTAGAAACCTTGATTACTTCTCCGCCACCATTCGGAGTGATCGTATATGTACTAATTACTGCTTGGCCAGTTTCAGCTGGCGTATTTGCGTACTTCTTTTCTGCCATTTTTAGGTCTTAATATACACTGTTTTGACAGCTAACACTGAAGATCCTCCACCATAACTCTGGTATTTCTGGAGGCTATTATATTTATTAGGATCCCTTGATGGTGTATTAATAACACCTCCACCCTGTTTACCTGTCGTTTCAACGTGCATGTGAGTTGGGTGTCCATGTCCTCCTGGACCCTCTTTAGGAGCCCCCGCCCCATACATTGCTCCCCAACTATCATGAATTAGCATATTAATGTTTTGTCCTTTTCTATTCTCATACAAAGAATTTAAGACAGAACGATATCTTGCTTTAGAATCTTCTAATGATCCCCTAAAGTCAGTAACATCAAGTGCTCTTCCTTCATAGTGTCCCCTTCCTTTATGAACACTAGAAACTGATCCTTTTCCTGGAGTATATCCAACATGCTTTGTAAAATCTGGATGCTCTGCTACTTTGAATCCTTGTTTTAATAAAGATTTTCCAATTTCAACGATTGTTTTTCCACCTGCAGCAGTTTTTCCACCACCAGCACCTCCTCCCATAACAACAATATCACCAAGTTGTGGAGCTTTTGCTGCACCTGGATTTTTAGCTCCATAAGCTTTAGCTGCAGGTCCTACAAACCACCCAAAAAAGTTATTGGGTGTATTGGTTGTTCTCTGAACATCTTCAGCACCTTTTTTATTACCACCTCCCATAAAATCAGTTCTTCCCCCAACAAATTTTCTTGCCTCTTCTTGATATTTTGAATTTTTTAAAGCAGCTGCTGTTCTTTGCAAATCTCCCTTAGAAATTCCTGTTGCGGCAGAAGCAGTATCAAGATCTTTAATATTATGCCATTCTGGATTTGGAACTCCAGTTCTACCTCTTTTTGGATATTTCCAAGTTGGTTCATATTGACCTTGCCTTAGAACTATTTCTTTAATGGTTTTGCCACCATATATTCCAGACGCAACTCTATTATAAATTGATTGGGCAACGTCAGCAGATCCCTGAGGATCTGCATCCTCCATTCTTGAGATTGCAACTAATGTCCAAAAATCTGCATTTCCACCAGTGACAGTTCCACCCTCTCCAGGAGCACCAACATCTAAAGATGCAGATTCATCTTCTTTTCCTTGAGGATCTCCATCTTTTGGGGTTGGTTCTCCTATTTCCTTTAAACCAAGTTGTCTTCTAATAATATTTACTGCTTTTGTAACATCTCTTGATGTTGATTGTCTCAAGCTATTTTCAATAGCGTTTCTCATCTCCTCTGTAGTTACACCTTTATTCTGATCAATTCTTAAATATCTTCCTGCAGTAACACTTTTTACTTCCCCACCTTCTTCCATTCTAGTAATATCTCTAGAAACATCTGAATATAATCTATTAATAGTTTTTGATCCCTTTAAAACCCCATAAAGATTTATTAAGGAATCAGAAACTTCTTTAAAGAATCCTGTTGTAATGCTTTGACCTAATGCTAGATCAATGGCAGCTCCCATTATTCTTCCAATAAAAGGAATTTTCTTTAGAGTATATGAAAGTGATAATAATGCATCGAATGGACTTTTCTTATTTTGGTCTGGACTCTTAGGAAAAAGTTCTTGAACCTTATTAATTCCTCCAACATCTTTACCAACTTCAACTTTTTGGGGGGATTTAATATTTCTTCTTTTTTGTAATTTTGCAGTTTGCTCATCATCCTTCTTTAGAGTTCTTCCACCTTCTCCAATAATATTGCCACCATTTGCATGAGCAGCAATCAATCCACCATAAACTCTTCCCTGTGTCCCTGCATTATTTTTCTTATTGCCAAAGAAAATATCATAGAGTTTTCCACCTGCCCAGTCTCCAGCAAATCCTCCTAGAACAGCTCCTATAGGACCACCAAAACCAGTACCAATAGCACCAAGTATAGCAGCACCAATTCCTTTAAATGCTGCTCTTCCTAAAGGTTCTCCCATTGCGACCGAGAGACCGAAATCAATCAGACCTCCAATCAGAGGTAATCTTTTAACAAAAGGTCTAACAATTTTTAGTGCTGCTTTTGTTCCCCCTTTACCAAGAAGTGAGACCGCTCCTTTTCTAGCAAAATTTGTCGCTGAAGATCTTCCATACTTTCCGCCAAGAGATCTTACGCCATCTTTTCCAAATTTCTTTATTGCAGCATCTCTACCATATCTTTCCGCATATTTTCTAGCAGCAGCTGGATCAACTGCTCTAGTTCTTCCTGCTCTTCTACCTGTAATACCTACATCATCACCACCACCGCCGCCAGCACCACGACCTCCTCTTCCTCCACGACCTCCTCTTCCTCTACCGCCGCGGCCTCCAAAACCTTTTGATTTTGAGAGTAGTATCGCAAGGATAATTGCGCCATTAATAACCTTATTCAACATTCCAGAGAATTGATCAAATATTTTAAGAGATCCTTCGCCACCAACTTTTTTGATAAATCCTCTTATTTGATCAAATTTTTCATAACTAAAATCGATAAAATTAACTAATCCTTCTACAGTTTTAACAAATACTGTTCCTATAAACTTTCCAATAGAAATTATTGTTTGAAAAGCTTTATTTGCTTTATCTATATTTTCTTTTGTAAAGAATTTGAAAAATAAATTTCCAGCAATTGTCCAGAAAAAGAAGTTTAGAATTTTATCTAAGAAACTTGGTTTAGGTATAGAAATTCCACTTCCCTTTCCTTCTTGTTGTTCTTTTTTAGTTTGTTTTTCAAGATCATCTTCTCTTGTTTTTCTTCTCTTAACTTTAGATTGTTTATCTTTTTCCGATAAGATTTTACTGTTTGTATCTATAATCTTTTTGAATGTTTTATCAATAAACTTAACGCTCTTGTCAATCGCCTTTAAGTTTGGAATTAATTTATCAAAATTAAAAGACTCTTTTGATTTTTGATTACGTAGTTTTATTGTTTTTTGTTTTACAACCAGAGGTGATTTTCTAACAATGGCACTAGCACTACTTCTGTTTGCTAAAACAATACCACCACCTTTATCTGTAGATCCGAATAGTTTTTGAGAAGAGATTGCCATGATATTATCCTGCTGCTCCTATCCCATAATATTTTTGTTTAATTTGCTCTCTATGATCCATTCCAAATGGACTATTAGTACTTAAGTTTTCAGATTTTGTTCCTGGAGATGGAGTCGGTGCTTTTGGTCTCATATCAAGAACTTCTGGGGGAAGATTCATCATTTTAACACCAGATCCTGTTGGTAGCGGATTTATTCCTCCATACTTTCCACTTTTCCAAGCATTTGAATTGGGATCTAAACGTGCATTTATTGATTCAACTGCATCAACCCCACCCTTGTCAACTGCATCTTTAGTTAAAGCAACAAGTTTTTCTCCAGGTTGAACTCTTATACCTCCCCCACCAGCAAACGGTAAAAATTGTCTATCCGCACCTTCTCCAGGAATATTATAACCAGTGTTTTCATTTATATCTATAATTCCTCCACCTTGTTTTTTTGAACTTCTACCTCCTCCCATACCACCACCAGCTGGTTTGTATGCAGGTTTTGCCGCAG